TGTTGAAGAAAACGGAAACTGGACATTAATGTGTCCAAACGAATGCCCTGGTCTTTCTGAAGCTGTTGGTGATGATTTTGTTCAGCTTTATGAAAAGTATGAGCAAGAAGGAAAGGGTAGAAAAACAATAAAGGCGCAAGACCTGTGGTTTAAAGTTTTGGAATCTCAGATAGAAACTGGAACTCCTTATATGGCGTACAAAGACGCTGCTAACCTAAAATCTAACCAAAAGAATCTAGGAACTATTAAATCTAGTAATTTATGTCAGGAAATAATGCAATTTACAAGCCCCGACGAAGTAGCTGTATGTAACCTAGCCTCTCTAGCGTTACCTAAATACATCAACAAAGGGAAGTTTGACCACAAAAAACTTTACGAAGTAGTGTACCATGCTACCGTTAATTTAAATAAGGTTATAGACGAAAACTATTACCCTGTGCCTGAGGCTGAATACTCTAACATGAAACATAGACCTATAGGATTAGGAGTTCAAGGATTAGCAGATACGTTTATCCTAATGCGCTACCCTTTTGAATCAGAAGAAGCTAAGAAACTAAATAAGGAGATTTTTGAAACTATCTATTACGGAGCCTTGTCTGCCTCAGTAGACCTAGCTAAAAAGGAAGGTCCCTACCACACCTACGAAGGTTCTCCAATATCTAAAGGAATACTACAATACGATATGTGGGGAGTTAAGCCTACAGATAGATGGGATTGGAAAAAGCTTAAAGAAAGTATAGCCGCCCACGGAGTTAGAAACTCTCTACTAGTAGCCCCAATGCCAACCGCTTCTACAGCTCAAATACTAGGGAACAATGAATGTTTTGAACCTTATACATCTAATCTGTACACTAGAAGAGTTTTATCGGGAGAGTTTATTGTGGTCAATAAGCATTTACTTAAGGATTTAGTGGAGTTGGGAGTTTGGAATGAGAAGGTTAAGAATCAGCTTGTGGCTGACAATGGATCTGTCCAGAATATAGATGAGGTTCCTGACGATCTTAAACAACTGTATAAGACGGTGTGGGAAATTTCTATGAAAAATGTTATAGATATGAGTGCTGATAGGGGGGCTTATGTTTGCCAATCACAGTCTTTGAATATCTTCATGGAGAATGCTAATTTTGCAAAATTAACTTCAATGCACTTCTATGGTTGGAAGAAGGGGTTGAAGACGGGGATGTATTATTTAAGAACAAAGGCGGCTACGGACGCTATAAAATTTACGTTAAACAAAGAAACCGCTACGGAGGAAATAAACTGTTCTCTGGATGATCCAGACAGTTGTGAAATGTGTAGTGGGTAAGAACTAAAAACTATGAAAAAAGAAACAAATAAAAACGAAGGATTTATAAACGAATCTAACCTTAATTTTAATGACATTTCCAGCGAAAATGAACGGGAGTACAACTTCCCTAATGGAAATAAATTACTTATAATGAACCCCCTCTACTTGAACGTAAGTAAAAGTGGGGGGCATAGATTATATTGCGAAAAAGGGTATTGTTACTATGTACAGCCTAAAGAGGGTTGGTGGATTAAATGGAAAGTAAGGGAAGGAAAGCCTTCATTTGTAAAATAAATTAAAAAACTAATTATTATGATAAAATTATTAGATGTATCAACAATGAATAATCTTGACACTGTATTTGTCAGAAACAAGATAACTATGAATCCTAAATCTTGGTTCCAATGGGGAATCAGGAAAGCTACTAAATCCGACTGGGATCATGTAGGAGCTTACCTAGAGCTGTTTGGGGAAAGTTTTATCCTAGAGTCAACGTTGCTTCATGGAGTTAGATTAACCTCTGTAAAGCACTATAATACACGGGTTAAACTATCTGAATATGAGGTAATTCCTAATCTTAGCACTAAGCAGGAGAAAGCTGCTAAGTTAAGAAAAGCTTTTTCAAAGCTAGGATATTCTAAGTATGATATACGGGCTTACCTACCTCACATGTGGAAGTTAATAACTAAGAAATGGACAGGTAAGAAGGGTAACTCCGCGGCTGAGAAGTTTGTTTGTAGTGAGTTTATAGGCTACATGGAAGGTATAGAAGGTTGGGAAGAGTTAACTCCCCAAGGATTGAATGTAGAGTTAAAACGACTATTATCTGAGAAATAACCGATAATAGGAATTATCTGAGAAATAACCGATAAATTAAATATGAAATTAACAGATTACCTAACGTTTGTAGGCTTTTCACATACAGCTATTGAAACAGAGATATTTAATGATGAGGATAAATCATACTATTCTGTAGTTGAGATAATGGAAGCTTATTTAGAACATATAGATCGTACACGAAACTTAGATTTTCTAGCCAAACAAGCTCAGGAATTGGGATTGTACGAAGATGAGTCTAGGGAAGACGGCTCAGTAAATAAATCTTAAAAACAAAATAACTATGAAAACAAATCTTATGGTGGAGTTAATCTCCCAAAATATGGATCTATGCCTAGAATTGGGTATAGACCTTATGGAAAAAGAAGCTTTAGATAAAGTTATAGAGTTCTCTAAAAAACAAGTTGAGTCTATAGCGGCTATTACAGGAAATAAATATAACTTAAGAGAAGTTACTAATGAAGAGATTGAGAAAATTAAACCCCCTGCCTATGATAGTTATTTAACTATGCCTAAGTGCACTAGAGTTGAAGTAATACAACATAGTGTAGGTAGAGTGTATACTAATTATGGATGTAGTAACGTCCATTTTAGCGTACAAGATGATAAACGAACTTTAAAAATATTTTTAGATGGGAAAGAAAAGTAAGAAAAAACAAGAGAAAATAGATAATATGGCATCCTGTATGTTATCGGTGTTAGATTATTTAAAACTACAAGATAATAGCCCAAAAGGGGGTGAAGACATGTTAACAGTCAATAAGGAAACGTTATCAGAAATGTTATTCAGAGAAATGAGGAATTACGATATCAATCTTAATGAAGAATTAGGATTTACCCATTTAGAGCCTGTTAAGTATCAATTTGAAGGAGTGACAGAGGTTGATATTAAATCTACAATAACTGTGAGTGGGAATAATATATTACAACTAAGTAAGGTAATAGATAAAATGACTAGAGAGGGGTATGTTCAAGTAGGAAAGCTACAAGTACTTTCTGACGAACCTTTTGTAGTAATGGAACTGAAAGATAGTTACAAACTATAATATTTAGTGTTATATAGCACAAAGTAATTAGGAGGGTTTCCCCTCCTTTTTTGTTACCTCTTAGTTAGAAAATATAAAGCAGATTGTACGTGGTCTGCATCAAACCCTTTTACTCTAGGTACTAGCTTCATCAGCCTCTTCTTGAGCTTTTCTCCGTCGTCTTCCTTATATGGAGGAATTATAGTACTAACTACTTTTAAAGCAGACTCTACAACTCCCTGAGATACTACTGGCCGCTGTAGGATATTCAAACTCTCTCCAAACCCTGTAGGAGTAGGTGAATACATACTAAGTTCAGAAAAGGCTCTTCTGCTGAAATAAGCTACATATAACATAGCCTCATCATCATCTTCTTCGTAAGCTGCTGCCGCTAGAGCATAAACCGTTAAGGCAGTTAAGATAAAACCAGTTTCTACTAGTAATTTCCTTAAATTACCTTTCTCATAAGTAGTAAGTTTATCCCAGTTATCTTTAACAGCCATTAACTTCAAAGCTTTAAAATCTTTAACCACATCTTTTAAGTACCATAGAGCTGTAGTATATATTCCTTCTCTAAATTTACCTGTAGATGGGTCCCAATTTAACTGCTCCAAATCCAAATCTTCTTTCTTAGTTCCTTTGTTCTTATACAAAGTACCGAACCCTTGCCAATGGAATCTAATTAAAGGCTCCAACCAACCGTGCATATGCATTAATAGTGTACCTACAATAGTTCTCTTTAGCCTAGAGCTGTTATTTAAATCTCCGTCATGTAGTATGTGTCTATGCACCGCCTGTAGCCTAGAAGATATTTTTTTCATATCTGCCTCAGAAACACCCTCGGTTAACTCAGTAGCTGCTACTCTATCATCTAGCTTAAGTTTCCCGCCCTCTTCTACACTATAAGCTTCATCTATACTCATAGCTTTATCTTTAGAAACCTTCTCTCCGTTTATGTTGATATAGTCTCCATCCTTATCCTTAACCTTGATATTTTTCAAGGAAGCTCTCATAGCTATCTGTGCGGGATTGTTTTCCGCAATCCGATTCATAAACATTAAAGATCCTGTACCAAAAGTCTTTTTAAGTAGATTATCTCTAGAGTATTTATGGTTTAATGCGCTAGGAGCTACTTCAGTATCAAAATGCTCTGCAAGTAGATTAGTTTTAGAGTGTTTAGGAGTAGTTAAAGTAGAATCTTTAATCATATTCCCCATATCTTTCCTAATCTGTTTAGCTGCCCACATTCTCTCCTTCATTCCGAAGTTACCAGCTTTTCCTCCAGCAGCTTCTATAAGGGTCATGGCGTTACCTTGAATGTAGTTACCTCCCGCTGATAAAGCATTAAAAGATAAATTAATCAGGGAACTGGCTTTTTTAAGGGCTTTCACTTTTTTAATCATTTTAGGGTCTCCCTCAATTTCTATACCGTAGATTCTGTGTCTTTGTAGATCTACTAGATTTTTGTAGATGTTAGACTCCTTACCTGACTTAGTCACAGCGTTTGTAGTACCTTTACCTACTTTAAGAACTCTACTAATAGACTCCCTTTGTTTCACTTGTCCCTCTTGAACTATGTCTATAATAGCTTGTATATCTACATTTAAGTCTTTTTTAACGGAAAAATTCTTAGCGTTCTTAAATTCTAGTAAAGCAATAGACAATATATCGTAGGATCTATCCTTCTCCTCTACCTTACCTCTATAGTGGATAGGTATAACATTTCTCTCTTTTCCTGCTTCATCTACAATTGCGTCTACGGTATTTATCTTATCCCCATTCTCTATACGTTCATTAATATCTCCTAAACCTTCATCACCTGCTCTTAGTTTAGTAATATCCTTAGCACTTTCCCTTATAGCACTAAATACGTTGCCCTCAGTAAGTCTCTCTATAATATCTTTATTGAGACTAGCTATTTTATTTCCTAGTTTATGGGTCCCAAATACATTATCGTTAGAAAACTCTTGAATTTCTCTAAGGAAATTAAACATATCCTCAACAGGAGTTCCTACCCACTTAGAATCTAACGTCTCAACCAATTCTGGACCTTGCTCAGACCCCTCTTCAGGTAAGTTGATAAAGGGAGCATATTGCTCTTTTTGATCGCTTTTCTTGCCGTAATGATTAATAAAATTATCATATATCTGTTTACTTTCTTTTACCTTCTTTGTAAAGGCTTGATGAATTTCTAAATCTGCTTTATCTACCTTATCAATGGCAAATTGGAATACGTCGTTAGGAATATCTCTTTTATTAGATACTAGAGAGGTTAACGCTGCAATATCCTCTATACTACTTAAGGCATTCATAGAAAGATCTCTAGCGTCCATCTGAATATAAACCGCTTGGTCTGTCAGATATGACTCTACAAACTTTTCTTTATCTTTAGCTGCTGCTTCTCCTCTAAGGTTTTTAGCAGGTTGTTTACTATACTCTCTCTCAGCTTTAACTTCATAATAAGCTTTAACCTTATCATAGTAAAAAGGCAACATTTCATTCGCAAAAACTCTTTTAGCTACTTGCTTGTACCCTTTATGAATCTCTTCTCTCTTGCTTTTAACTCTGTCTATAATGTATTCTGAACCTTTAAAAGGTGAATTTTCTCCCTTCTCTACATTTAGTTCATCTAGTAAATCAAAGGGTTTAGTGTACTCCTCAAGTCTCTGCACATCTTTGATAGTGACCTCTTCGGGATTAATCCTCATATCCTTTATCATATTGGAGGCGTAGTTAGTCATTCTATCGGCAGACTTAACAAACTCCATAATAGCTTGGTCTGTTTGGAGCCTATTCATCTCCTTAACAGTTTTACCAAAGTTTTTAAGGATCTCTTTTTTGGTAGGATCGTTGTTGACCTGTCTAGCTTGCTTACTGAGTTTGGCTTCTAATACAGAAATCATCTTATTCAATAGATCCTGCTTTTCAACTAACTTAGGATCCAAAGCGTCCGCTGTGGTATCAGCCTCTAAGTTCTCTGATACTTGGTTATATATATTTTGAGGATAATCGTGGTCATTCTCCAAATAAATCTCATACGCTTTATTATTACTACCAGCAATCTCTACTAGTTTAACCCACTTAGGGTCATTAAAATTAGGACACATTATTCCCTTTGCCATACTATCCGTTTATTGAGTTACACCTAGATTGAATTTCTTGAACTTCTTCCTCTGTAGGTTTGTTTTTATTTACTGCACCTTCATAGGCAGCTAAAATATGCCCAGGAGGTATAAGCTTATCTGTAAAGTTTTTAACTTCTTGTGGTAAAGATACGTTATTTTCTTCAAATATGGAAATATTTCCTGAATTTCCGTACTCTTTTATAATAGAACCTTTGTTATTTAAACCTAGTTTGTTAGTTTTGGTATATACAGCATTTTTAATTTTACCTTGAGTATACCCTGCTAATTCATATAGATTATCTTTAGTCTTGATGAATCGTTTGAACTCTGCGTCCTGTGAGCTGCCTACACCTGCTATAAAAGATTTATCTTTAGTAGGAGTTAAGTAGAAAGCCTCTTCTACGTCTATATTACTGAAAGAGCTTGCGTCTTGTAAATCTATTTCAGGAACTAGACTGTTATCGTTAAAGTTATGTTTAAACACTTGTGCCTCATAATCTACAACTCCATAAGGATTTTCAGAAAGCTCTATCTGCTTAATAGCTATAAAATCGTTGTGAGAATTTTCTCTTAACCATTCGCTAGGTATAAGATCATGGAAAGAGCCTAGGTTTTGAGTAAGTCCAGATCCGTGGTAAGCATACTTAATCAAGTCTTCCCCTAGTTTATTATCTGATCTTAAAATCTCTTCCCAAGCAGTAGTAAGTTCATTCTTACTAGTAGTACTTAGCCCTCTAGAAGGTAAAAACAAAGTTGAAGGCACGTTATTTTCCCCCGTCTTTATAGATAAGGTCTGTATTAAAACATTATCCTTCAATGTAGGATCTACCTTTGCTTTTTTAATTCTTTTGGTTATAGAATCTTTTCCTGAAAGTAGTTCTTTTAAAGCCTTGCTATCTAAAGCTAGAGGAGACTCTGAGTTTACTGCTGCAAATAACTCTGCCTTAATCTTGGATGTTGGTCCTTGAGAATTTATGTACCCAGAAGATCTTAGAATAGAATCTAGAGATAATGCTACTGATGGAGTAGATTCTAAGTATAAAGAGGATAGTACGTCTTTAGCAGCTTCCACTACGTTTTTGTAGTATATACCTGTTAATTTGGTACCCTTAGATTCTATAGAACCCATTTCATTAAGCTCTAACCCTAAAAAATCTTCTACGTTAGCAAAATCTTGCTGCTCTAGAATATCTCTTATAGTATTTTCAGAGTTTTCTATACTGTCAGGATTACTATCCGATCCGATTTTAGTGGCAGATACTAGCTTAGATAGTTTATCTGCTTTGTCTCGAACTTCTAAAAATTTATTTAAAACCTCTAGTTGACCTCTTTTATAGGCAGAACTTTCTTGCTCCCCCTCTATGTTAGAAACTAATTCCTGTAGAGAGAACTCTCTTTCTGGGTCTAGATCTGCTTTAAAACTATTTTCGTTTGTCGTAGCTCCGTATTTTTGTAGAAGTATCTCCACATCATTCAAAGCTTTGCCTGTAGTACGGTCTCTAGTAGATTCCTTGTCATATAATTTTTGAGCCTTTAAGCCTGCTAATTCCTTTAATATAGGCTGCCCTATAAAAGAAGTAGTCCATCTTAAAGGCGCGCCTGCTCTAGTCAAAGTTAAAGCTACATTAGCCGTAGTTTTATTGAAGTTTGCTTTAAAGATGAAAGCATTCTTGTTACTGTCAACTACACTATCCATAAGAGCGGATAGGTTTTTCTCTACTGAATTCCCCTCTGAATCTTTCTTAACTGATACTGGAGAAGCTTTTTCCTCTGAGGGATGAGAAACTCCTACATTAAAGTGGTATGGAGTCCCCATGTCTTCTTGATAGTATAATCCTTCTTCGTTAACCGTTAGGTTGTGATTAATTATGTGGTTACTAACCATTCCTATTAGAGGTTTAGAGTTATCTACTATGTTTTTACGTTTAAACTGCTCTAGACCAGAGAATAATCCCAAACTAGGTTCCTTGGGAGATTCTTTAAAGGTTTTATCTATAAATTTCTCTAGGTCGTTCTTCACACTAGACTTACCTACAACATCTCCGTAAGCTTTAGGGTTAAGCAAAGCTGCTTTCATTATATCCAAACGTCTGTTTTTTAAACCTCCGCTCTTAACCACTTTCCCCTCTACTTTGTCGTAAGTAAACTCAGGCAGTATAACGTAAGCTTTATCTATATCAAAGTCTGAACCGTTTTTAGTAGTTATTTCCTTATAAGAAACTATAGTGTCTCCCATTTCAGGGGGTAATATCCCCACTATCTCCACCACATCGGTAGAAGAAGCGTCTTGGTTAGGGACCCTGTAACTTATCCCTTTAAGCACTTCAGAGTCTATAAGATCCTTAATTTGATTAGCAGATAGTTCTTTATAATCTACTCCCAACTGACTACTTATTAATTCTGTAAGTTTACTGTGAGGTATTAGTATCTCAGAAGGCTTAACACTACCCTTGTCAATCTTCATAGGCTGAAGTCTTTCTGAAGGATTTTTAAACCATATAATATTATTACCTACTTTTTTAGTTAAGTCTATATTATCACCTGTAAGTCCGAAATCAGACATCTGAATGAAAGACCCTCCTAATTGCTTGAGGTTCACTGTTTTATCTACCAACATAGAACTTACAGACTTCTCCACTTGTTTCCTAGCTTGTGGGATTGCGTCTATAGGCATCCTATTTTCAAAAGCCTCTTGAACCGTTTCAGGTAATTGCTGCTTCATTTCCTTAGATAGTGTGGAGTATAATTTATCTAAGCTAATAGAGTTTAAATCCTCTGTATACCCTAAGTCTTTCTTAAAAGTTTCCAAACCTTGATTGGATAGTTTAGCTATTACCTCATTATACTCGGATATAAGATCCTTGCCACTCTTCCCATCTAAGTAAGTCTCATTAGGATCTATTAATCCTATAATATTTTTAGTAGGTTGTGACCCCACTTTCATATCCTTAAGTCCTTGAGATTTAAAATCTTGTTGTAAAAACAGGTTATTATAGGACAGCATAAGAGGGTTTAGTAGAATATCATCCGTATCTTTTAATGTACCTTCTACATTCGTTATCTCTGTAGTTCCTATAGCCCCAACTTTTTTAGCGTCTGAAACTATAACATGATCAACACCTTGCTTTCTCATAGCCTCGTTAAGATCTGCTAATCCAGTACCTTTAATCATACTAGGTAGCAGTACTGCCTCAGACTGCTTGTTATATTGCATAGACAATGTACCGTAGTGAGGTTTTAACTCTGAATGAACCGTCTTAAGCGGTTGAGATAATAAAACTACATCGTTAACCGAAGGATTTTCTCCAGATAACTCTCTTTGGTAAGCAGCTTCGTGGCCTTCTGTCCATTTTCCTAAACCATTCATACGTTCTTTGTAGGTGTCTAGGGTTATCCAAGCTTGTCCGTCTGTGTGATTTATATTCTCGTAATTCTTAAAGGCTTTCTTAGCTTCAGAAAGACTTAAACCTGTTTTAGTCGCTATCTCTGCTAAATTCTTCTCGTTAGTGAAATAATCAGAAGATACCCCTGAAATACTCTCCACTACAGCAGAGTTATAGTAAGGTCTTACTACAGGTATTCCGTTAATATCGTTATACACTCTGAAGTCTGTCCCTCCTGAAAAAGCTCCGTAGTTTCTTCTAGCAAAGTTTTCCGCCGTACCGTACAAAGCAGGGTCTCCAGTAAAGAGTTTAGTCGTTTCTACATTACCTATTAAAGAGTTTAAAGTATAGTCTCCCATAGCTTTAACTACGTCTCCTTGGTAATAATCTGCCATCAGATCGCTATCTATAGACCCATTAGACAACTCTCCATACTGTTCTTTTATAATTCCAGCATCTTTAGCTACCTGTATGTTTTCTTTTACGGAGTTAATAAATGTATCTGTTAGATATTGGATCAATAGAGGGTTATTTTCTACCCTATCCAAAGTTTTGACTAAAGGTCTTCCAGTCACTTGGCTAATTAATCCTAAACCACCTTCAGCGTTTGTAAGGTCAGCGTTAGGTAATAGGAAAGATTTAAAAGCACTTCCTTTATTATCTCCAGGAGTGTTTTTGTAGTGATACCCTTTGATCTGCTTATCCCCTGATAGAGGTACTACAGAATCCGTACCATTCACTTGTACCCAAGCATGTTCCATCCTACTAAGTTCATCAGATAGATACCCCATTAAAACTTTAACAGCGTTGGGGTTATTAGAGCTAAACTCTATATTTTCTCCCAAATCGTCCCCAACCAATTCCGATGATACTAGCTTAGGTCCTTTAATATATAACTGTTGACCTCCATTAGCTTTAGTAAGCCCTGTAAATAAACCTTTTTTATCTTGAGTTTTAAATCCAGATAGTTGTTTGTTTATAATATCGTTAAGCTTATCAGCCTCTGTTAAATCTGAATCCTTAGACCCTGCATTATTTTTAGGGTTCTTGTAGTTTCCAAATATAAGTGTTTCAAAATTAGATATATTTTGATATAAATCCTTTCCATCGTTAGCTACATCTAGTAATTCCTTAGCCCATATAGAGTTAGCCCCGTAAGGAGACTCTATTAACTTCTTAAGGAACGTAGTGTTACCTGCTTTCCAATTAGCCACACTCTTAGTAGCAGCGTTATAATTTTGGTAAGGCCATACTTGGTTATTATCTGGCCCTACTATAAGATCTTCCCCAACAAGAGTTTTAAACTCAGCCTCAAAATCAGCCAACTTTAAAAAGAAACTCTCGTCTAGTAAATGATTGTTGCTCTCTGTAATTTCTCCTGATCTAGTAAATAATCCAGATCCTAGAGCCTTGTCCATACTTATGATAAGTGTGTTAAGAGCTTGTAGATCATTTAACTCAATATCTTCAGTCCTAACAATTTCTTGGTTATCTAAGGCTTTTTGTAATCCTCCTTTGGAGATATCTACCCCTAATTTATCTAAAACTGTGTTTAATCTATCTATAGTTTCAGGGGAAATAAAATTTTCTCTAAAATCTGCTCTAATAGAATTTCTCAACTCTACGTATTCATTCTTAATATCGGTTAGTTTAGCGGGATCATATACAGTATTCTTCCCCTCAGCTTTACCTACTTTATCTTTAAAAGTGTTGCTCCACCCCTCTCTAATAAGTTTGTCCTTAGCGTAGTTATTAGAAGTAGCTATACGAGATACTATTTTACCATCTTCTTTAGTTATTAGGTGGTCCACATATACGCCTTTATCTTTGCTAAAGGTACTGTAGAACTCTGTTTTAACCTTGTCTGATTTAGACATTAGATTATCGTATATAGCCCCAATTTCTGGATGGTAAGTAGATAATTTTAATATCTCATCCATCATAGTCTGAACAGGGTCTTGCATCACACCTACTCTAAACACAGGTACTATACCTGTTAAGTTATCTTGTAGTTTGTTCCATACGGAATCAAAGTCCACCATTTGAGGCAATCCTAAGTAACTGTTGCTCATATCGTAGTCTTTACCTCCAGAAGCTTGGTAAGATTTAATCGCAGGAGTTGAGGCTATTAAAACTTTAGTATTTAAAGTAGCATTATCCTTAGTAGAGGATTCCCACGATTTCTTAGTGGTAGCTACCTCAGAAGCTAGGCTATCTAAGTATTTAACCACCTCTCCTTTAAAGAAAGGTAAATCATTGTCCCACACGTCTTGTAGTCTCTTCTTAAGCTCTAGGTCTCCAGACTTCTCTGCCTCTAGTATATAATGAGCTATTCCTCTGTCTATATTATTAATAGCCGCCTGATCGGTACTGTTAATATCTTTAACATCCTTTAAAGCGAAGTAGGATAATTGTTTAGTGATAGCTTTAACCTGTGAAGGGGAGTAGTGCCTATACGTTTTAAAAGCTACTGCTCTAGAAGTGTATACAGGAGATTTTCTATACCCTCCCTTTTTAATATTATTAAATAGTTTATCTATGGTAACTTTAGTAGAGAACACTCCTTTAACCCAATCCCCTAGTCTTTGGAATAATCCTGATATTCCTTTAGGGTAAGTCTTCTTATAATTAATGGTTGAAGCTCCGTCCATAAATAATGCAAACTCATCCGCTAGTTTTTCTTCGTAATAAAGTAAAGTAGCAGTGTCGTTAGATAATGTATGGGTATCTGCCAAGGCTTGTATCTCCTCTTTAGAGGGTTTAGGGAAAAGTTCCCTTGCCTCACTGTAGATTCCATCTCTCTCGGAGTTGAGTATCATAGTTCTAAACACAGCGTGAAAAGCTTCGTGATATCCATCGCCTTTCCTAGCTTTTTCTGACAACTGGATCATACCGTTCGCGAACAACCCTGTAACAACTTCACCTTGGTTAAGAACTCTTAAATAGTCCTTCTCTAAAGTTACAGCTAAATTTTTAGGTAATATCTTACGTATATGAGCTACTTCCGCCCCGTCTATATTAGTAAACCCCTGTAATTCAGGTGAGTGGGTTTTAAAAGCTGCGTCAGAGAAATCATCTCCCAACTTATCTATCTCACTCTTAATTCTAGCATCTCTATCTTCTTGAGATTCTGTATCTCCTATAGAGTCAGGCACTGTAGTTGTTACAGTCTCTCCTAAATCATTCTCACCTACAGCTTGGTTGTCTGTAGTTGTTATAGGTTTATCTACCCCTACTTGTTTATCTACTAATAGATTCTCTACCTCAGAAGCGTATTCCTGCCTAACAGCCTGTTCTTCTGGAGATAAAGCTATTCCTTCAGAAACCTTATCAGCAATAGTAGATATAGTTTCTTCGGAGACTTTCCCTGTATCCACAAAGGACTCCCACTCGCTTTTAGTATCTGTACCTTCTTTCTCAGCCCCGATATTAGGGTTGAAGGCTATAGTAGGCTGCACAAACAAATTTCCATTAGGGGTAGGGGAAACGTTAGTATTTAGTGTATTAGATTCTATTAAGTGCTTCTTAAATTCTTTATTATTTAGTAGCTTAGTATCAACTGCTCTTCTCCTATTATTTTTTAAATGCTCTGTAAACTTCTCTAGACCTTTATCTGTTTTAAAAAGTTCTAGAGGCATTGCTACGTCACCAAAATATACTTTAGAAGGTTCTTGAGTACCGTCCTCATTTTTCCTCTCTTTAGTAAAATATAACCTACTTTCTCCCTTACCTTTAGTTTTCTCAAAACCATTTACCACTAAATGGTCTAATAGTTGTTGAGTAGTAGTAGTCTCTAAATCTAGAAAAGTCTCTAGTTCAGGTAAAGATTGTTTTATAGCTTCTATTACATTAGGACTTAAAGAAGTTTTGTAGTTACCTCCATCTTGTAAGACCCCTAGATATAAGTCATATATTAAAAGAGCTTCATCACTACTAATATTCTTTGTTTGCAGTCTTAACGGGAAAGGGGTTCCATTGGCTGTAGCTACTTTAGCATAAATAGCTCCGTCCTTAGCTTTATAGGACCCTAAATCTTGATTAGGTTTACCATCTAAATCAGTAAGTGCCTCATTAGAACCATACACAAATTCTATATCCTCCGTTTTACCTATAACATCATTTAAGTTAAAATCCTCAAAAGAACCGTCTTCCTTACGTTTAGTAACTAGATGACCGTTGGACTTACTAACTATTTTAGAGGTTAATGTTTGACCGTTAAAGTAAGCCTCTATAATTTGCCTTTTTTGTTCCCGTATCTTGTTAGCAGAAATTTCAGCTATATCCTCTCTAAAGTTGTAATAATCGTCGTCATGGAGATTCATACTTAACTCAGTGCCTTCGAACTCTAAAGGTTTACCGTCTTTCATAAAAGAAGCCTTAACGGGTACTTTACCTAATGTTTGGTCGGTATTGCCCCTAGCATCTGTAAATTCTCCAGGTAATTCCTTATTAGCCAATGCTTTTTTAATAACCTCATAATCTCTATAGTCAAACTCATTCAGCCTATCAAAATCTATTGAGAACGATAAATCAACTCCTTCTATAGAATAGGGACCTTCTAGGAAATTACTTAAAGCTATATTAGCTTCTGTGTTATCTACATCTTCAGCTCTTTCATTATTTACTGATTTCCAAGCTAAAGCGTTTAAAGTAGCTAGCTCAGTACTAGGTAAATCCTCACTTAACGAATAGTCCTCTTCAAAGTTAGAATTATTAGGAATCTCTTGTTGTGTATGGGAGGAGGCTGCGTTAGCTGTATCTTGATACTCCTTCTTAATGTTCCTAGCATTAACATCTGTAGAATCAAAAGTCTCTAAGTCTACAGGGTTAGGAGTAACATCCTGACCTGTTTGTCTATAATTAGCTAAGGCTGTTTTAATATTAGTACTTAAGTTCGCTTCCTCGATTGACCCGTCTTGAATCCCTTGGTCAATCTCACTAAGTTTCATACCGTTAAGCTCTGAGCTGCCTGTAATAGTATTATCTTCAGCTTCTTTCTTACGTTGTAATCCACCCTCAGCTCTACCCTTCTCAACCTCATTAGCTTGTCTATCTATAGATTCTCTAGCAGCTTGTTGACCTTCGTTAGACGTAAGCTCATTGATCTCATTGATATACTGATTAGTTAGATTATCCATCCAAACCTCAGTAGACTTTAATACAGAGATTTCATCTGTAGCTTTTCCATCAAGAGTTCTTAATACCATTCTATCCGTATTAGACAGTTGTGTGTCTTCGTCATCCTTGATAATAGAATCTAAACTTTCTTTTAAAGTGTTTATTTGTTCCTTCTCTTGGTTTATAGATTCTCTATATCTAGCAGCGTCTGCTTTAGAAACATTTCCTGCTTTCAACATAGACTCTGCCCCTTTAATATATCTTTGTTTAGCAGATATTCCTAACTTTGCTTCAAAAGCCCTTTTACCACTAGGACTTAGTTCGTTGAATCTAGGGATTTTTTGCTCTAAACCAGCTCGTTCCTTACGTATTCCTGGAAGATCTTGGTTATACTTTTGAATAAGATACTGTCTATAAGATACAGGGTCTACTGTACTAGGCTCAAGCTTTGCTTTGTTCCTAGCCCAAATATCAGCAGCTTCAGTTATATCTTTTTTGTATTGATCTATATTAGCTATAAAGTCCTCATCAATACCTAATTGTTTCTTTTTTTCTTCAGAAGCTTCCTTAAGAGACTCTATCTCGTTTAGGGCTATGTCTAAATTTCCTACACTACCCGCTGTAGCTCCTATATCATAAGCCATTCTCTGTTTAGCAGAGTGTACAGCTCTCTCGTCTCCAGAATCTACCGCTTCTTTATACGCTGCTACGTTACTAGCTATCCTAGTGTTACGCTCTCTAATTTCATTTATTCTAGCATCAGTCTCACTTAAAGCCTGAGAAGTTTTACTTAATAGATTGTTTTGAACTACTGAACTTAGTTTAGGACCTACTGTTTGGAATACTCCCCCACCTAAACCGCCAAAAAAGGCCGCTGTCCACATATCACCGCTTTTAGAGTATTCTGATAATCTCTCTCCGAAAGTTTTCTTTTGCCCTATTCCCGATTGTAAATCTGAAATATACTTCGCTTCCTCCGCAATACCAAACTGTAACGCTTCTTCTAAAGCCTCAGAAGCCATACCAGCAGCAAGCTTTTTACCGTAACTAAGTCCCGCTAGAGTTTTAGAAGTTCCCGCAGCCTTAGCTAATTTAACACTTGAAATTCCTTTAGATACTTTAGGTATTCTTCCCAACATCATATATTGAGGAAAGTCCATAGCCATCATTGCCCAGCCTGTTCTATAGGTTATAGCTCCTGCTTTACTAGCTCCAACTTTAGCTTCTTCCTCACTCAAACCTGCTTGTAGAAGCTTATTGTATTGCTCCTCATAAACACCTGCGGCTTCCATCCTATTTTCTATATGTCTAGAAGCTATAGAAGTGTTTAGGTTTTTAAGTACATTTCTTGTAGTGTTGCCCATAGAAGGAGCTGCATCTACTAATTTATCTACGGCGTTTCTATACTTCTTTGATTTAACCAAGCTTTTTCTAGCGATGTTTAAACCTTTACCTACTAGTGAGGTAGCCTTAGCCCAACCAAAAGCTGGTATAGCTATTGAAGCTACCGAAGCAGCAGAGACAGCGTTCTGCATCCACCATCCAAAATCTCCCATATCAAAAGTACCTGGGTTTTCTTGGTAAATAGGGGTTCCTTCTCTAGCTGCATCTTTCCACCCTTTTCCTAACTCGGTAAGTATGTTTCCAGCACCATAGTCTGCGTCTTCCTGCTCTCCCATCCAAAAATCTAGGTCTAATAAATACCCTGTACCTTCTAGGATACCTCCCCCTACTTCAGCAGCAGCTTGGTTTAAAAAACCTTTAGCCTGCGCCCACTTAGATTGATTTTGCGCTCTAGCTTTATTTAAAGCCTCTCTATTATCCATAAAGACATGTCCCTCATTAAAGTAATCCTCGTACTGAGTTATATCTCCCTCTTTAGAAGCCGTAAACGATAACCCGTCCGCTGTAGACGGGTTATATCCTGTGTCTATAGATGAATCTACTTTCTTCAGGTTAGATCCCCAATCTGCTCCCTCTCTTTGCGTATTAGTGTTCCCAGAGCTTTTTAAATTATTTCCCCAACTTTTTTTAGCCATTTTACCTACTTTTGTTTATTCTTTCTTGGTTTTGAATATTGTAAGAATTTCTTCCTCTACTATCTTCCGAAGCTTTTATCTTATTTAGCTCATACTCCCCTATTGCGGCTTTGTACCCCTCTATAGTTCCTTTTTCAGGCAAACCATCCACAAGTTCAGAGTTGGGATTAGAGCTATTTCTTACCTGAAATTGTCCCGTCCCTACCTTATGTAAAAACAATGTCTTACCTTGGATGGTTAACTCTAGAGAATCGTTGGTATCCATAGCATCTGGACTTCCATTCCAAAGTTGTTCATTTAGATTAGGGATACCTGCCCTTCCTGAGGACAGTTTACCTCCAAAATGAGAGGCTGCTACAGCTTTTTGAGTCTTGTGTTTTTCGGGAGATACATTAGCTAACTTATCAGCGTCTCTCCACGAAGCGTACATACCCGCATCCAGATTATTAGAATCTATACCTTCTTCCATATGTACTTGCTTTGTTTTCTTCTCCCCGTTTTCGTCTATGTAGGTGTAGTTGTACTCCTGCTCGGGTCTAACCCCTCCTTTAATTAAGTTTAACTCAAACTTACCGTCAGCAGGTAACTTTACCCTCTGTCCCAGAGCATCAAATACTGGCATCGCATTCTCGACCATAGCTTCTTTTAGATTATCAAGATCTTTTCGCAAAGGGGTACCTTTATCTGCTACAACTACTGCAATATTTTTATACTGTTCCGTAAACTCTCTCTCTAAAGATTCAGACAGTGAAGACTCATAAGCGTTTTTACTGGTCACGTACCTACCAGAGACTCTACTAGCTTCTTCCTTCGGTAAATTAGCTATAGTTACTTTATCTTCTTCAGATAGATTGCCTTGCCACTCTTGTAAAGTCTGCCCGTTTTTTATAGCTTGCTCCATTCCAGAAATAAGACTTGTAGGTATTTTATGCTTAATATCATAACCAGATCCAGCCCTACTCCCTATTGCAAAAGTAGCTTCTTTAGATAGACCGTTATTAAGGTTGTAACCAGATTTAGCCTCAGCCCTTTCGTAAAATTTATTAGTGACTTTAAGCTGTCTCTCATGCTTATTATAAGAGTTTAACCCATTCTCCACAGCTTCTCTATCTGAAGGGCTTAGATTAGCGTTATTAACCATATTCTCTACGAAAGTTTTATCTCTTGCAGTTAACTCTCCCCTACTCCATCTATCTCCCAATTCTTGTGTATACTTCTGCATTTCGGGATTATTTTTAGAGATGGTGTTTATGTGGTTGCTCAACGTTTTAGCTACCACCGCCCTAGAAGACCCTAAACTGTCTTTAGCTGTTTGTCTAGTGTTATGTAGACGTTCTTGAGTTAAAGTATTGTTTGTACTACTCCCTTTAAATACGTCTAAACTTGCGTTAGGTATATTCTGCTGCCCTATACCCATAGCTTTTTGGTAAGAAGCTGGAGTAAACCTAGTAGTTTTAGAACTATTACTATGGATAAACTCATTACCTACTTGTTGAAGTCTAGCTCCAAAATAATTATGTTTAGCTGTCTCGTACTTATCTCTGTCTACCTCATTACCGTTAGTATCTAAGACTTTTCCATTTCTATGCCATAAACCGTTTTGCATATCAAACTCAGCTTGAACCTGTTCCCCTGCCTTAGAGTTATATTGTTCCTCTAAAACTTCCTGAGTTCTATTGTTTATTCTCTTACCACTTACACCTGACCATCCAGATTTAGTGAATGTTATACCGTCAGATTTTAGGAAATTATCACTAACAGATCCGTTAGCCTTCATATCATCGAAGTTCTTCTTAAGCTCTGAATTTACATCCATACCTTCTATTAAAAAAGCTTTCTCTTTATCTAGGACTCCTTCCTCAAAACCTAAACCACCTTCTCGACTGTAATTAGCTACATCTCTTTCAAATTGATACTTGAGAGATTCTGCGTCAGCGTGCTTACCCTTTTTCTTTAATTCTTTCCATCTATTTGTCATTGTATCATAGGCGTCTACACTAGCTTTAACCTTCTTAAGCCCTTCGTGGTCTTTATGCTTTTTAACTACTTGTTGGTACTCTCTAAATGTTTCTGGATTTGTAAGATCTTTGTCTGCGAAATAATCTACCTGACTTTGTAAATACTCCTTCTCTTTATCTACGACTCCCTTATCGTGATGACCTATAGCTCGTTGCTTATAATCCCCAAGTAAAGCTACTTCAGCTTGTCTTTTGTCTTGAGCCTTTTGTTTATCTAACAAAGGTTTTAGCATTAAGTCTGTAGGTAATTCTTTAGGGACGAATTGAGATACATACTGCCCCCTAGAAGGGTTGTAAAAACGATTGATTGCCATTGATTTAAATTTTTAGTTCAAATAAAGATAACAAGTATAACACTACTTTGCGCTAGAATCTATAAGATTTCTAAATTGTAACATTAACTCTCCATCTTTATCAGGATTTTCTCCCCATTTATAATTAGGAGCCATTTGGTTTATAAAAGACATTACTTGATTATTATAAGCTTCATTTTGCTCACTTAAACCTTTATCTTTTAAGTATTGCTGACCGCTTGTAGACATATCAGCTAACGCCATATTTCTAGTGGAATCTCCCATAGCTCTATTTTGCTCGTTAGCTACAATCTCCTTGTTTCTTATATCCGTATTAATCTGGTTAGCATTATTTCTTATGTTAACATTTGCGTTATCCTCTTCCATAAAGCTTCTAAGTCTTCCTTGCATAGCAGCTTCTTCAATGGCTGCGCTACCTGTTGCTAAGTTACTTAAAGCTTGTCCCGCTGATTTAGCATTACCTCTCACGTTAGCTCTGTGGTTAGCTCTAGCTATAGCGGAGTCTCTATCTATACCTTGTCTAGCCTTATCGTAAGAAACCTCTTCTGGATTGACTTCATCAAAATCCGTAGTTTCTACGTTGAAGCTCTTAAATAAATTATCCATTGCAGGTAGTTGGCTTAGTAGTAAAGCTTGCTCCTCTCTCCCTAGTTCGTTTAGCTTAATGTTAGATAAAGCATTTTTAGCCTTAGCTTCAAACCCTTCTTTTTGAGGGGCTTGTGTATAACCACTGTAAGGGTCTACAACCTCACTGTTCTCTAGATTATAAACACTTCCTTTAGGGGCTTGTGTGAGGTCTGAAAAATCATGGGTTGTCCCCCATCCCTGTGATAAAGCTTCTATGTCAGATAAATTAGGATTATTTGAGAAAGTTTCTCCGACTCCTCCATTATAGTATTTTTTCACACCCGCTTGACCTGCTTGTCCTGCTTGACCTGCTTGTCCTGCTTGTCCTGCTTGACCTGCTTGACCCGCTTGTCCTGCTTGACCCGCTTGTCCTGCTTGACCTGCTTGTCCTCCATACCCGAAAGCTGTAGGTTCTCCCGACCCTATAGGCATCATAGGTAAACTATCCGTCCCATAATCCATAGGTAAAACCCTTTCCCCCGCCTGAATAGGTTGTTGGGGGATAGTATCCCCATACATAGGAGCTATATCCTCAGTCTGCATCATTTGTAGATCCTCTGAACCATCTAAAGGCAGAGTTCTTTCCCCTGCTTGAGTATTTTCTTCGTTAGGGTCTAAAGTTCCTCCATTATAGTATTTATTTTTGTTAGCTAAAACATCTCTAGCAAACTCTGCTACACTTATACCTCTTTTCTTAGCTGCTGCTGCAACTGAGCCTCTTTTATCTTGATCCACGAAGTAACCTCCGTTTTTCATCTTAATACAACCTCCGTATTTTAAAACGTTTTTAAGATCGGATACCTGCATATTTATTTTATCTTTAGCTTCCTGCTCCATCCTAGAGGCTTCGTTGTCATACATTAAGTCTTCTAGTTGGCTTTTCATAGTCCTTTCCGCAGGAGCGTCTCCCTTACGTTCTGCAAACCTTTTTTTAATCTTTTTAGCTTCGTCAGCAAAAGTACTACTTTTGCCTTTAGGACCTAGTCTGTCAGAGAATATATAATCGTCTACTCTTACTTCACCACCTTCTACTTCAGCATCTTGACCTACAGCTATACCTCCGCCTTCATGAGAAGGTCCGTTATACTCAGTCATATCCATACCTGAGTTTAATTGAGGTAAAGGTCCTCCAGAAGCGTACATAGAAATATCACCTCCGTAGGCTAATTCTGGGTAGTTCTCAGCCATTAACCGATCATAGTTAGCTTGGCTATCTTGTTTTGCTCTTTTATTACCTGTTATACCTCCAGCAGTTGCTCCTATAATAGCTCCCGCTCCTGCACCTATAGCCATCCCCATAGGTCCTAACATCTGCCCAGCCTGCGCTCCTATCTTAGCTCCTTGTCCATAACCTTGTAAGGCAGCTTGAGCTGTTCTCTTCCGTACATTTACTCTATCTTTTTGGTCTGGGATATGGGAATCTAAAAGGCCTGAAGCTAGTTGAGAACTAGTCTCCATAGCAGATACCGCTGACATATTATCAGCGTTTAATCCAGGGACTCCCCCACCTGCTGCACTTCCTGAAGCTACTAAATCCCCCGTGCCTCCTGTTGTAGGGCCTCCAAAAAAATACTTCTTAGTGCGGCCCATATCTGGAAGGTAATAAATAATATCGTCTTTTTTATTTTTTTTCTTAGCCATCGGTGTTAGGTATAATATGTAAATATACTAAATATATCTGTACTTAACAAATATATTTGTAATGATTTTGTTTAATATTTTTAAATAATATGTTGCTAAAGGGGAGCGTTAGTGTAAGAATATATTAAGTCGTGGACCACCATTCTTTTATTATTATTATTATCAAACTCCATATATAAATGCACCCAAGGATTTCTAATTCTAGACATATTATCCCTACTATCTCTACCTATAGCTACTCTCCATGTCCTCATACGTCTCCTCATATTAACTCCCGAAGTTAGATCTAAAAGGCCTGTATCTTGGTATTCGCTATATACGTGGTACTTATTAAAAGTTTCATCATGTATATCTAAACCAAGTGAAGTATATAACTCAGCTTTCCATTCATAATTATTATAAATATTTGTAGTACCCTCTGGGCTACTTAAAATAGTATCTATAACCGATTTATAAGGAGCTTGTCCATAATAAGTCCCATAATCCCCTACATTATGAGTGTGAGCCTCTGAGGGGTTAAAGGGGTTAGCTGATAATAGCCTTCTACCTGTATTTAAATAAATACTAGGTTTATAGTCATAAAAGGACTCAAAAGCTTCTAGCATTTCATTATAAGAAACAGTGAACCCGTGGTTATACCCTTGAAGCTCTCTGAATCCTTGTATAGAAGAAACGTCAGGAACTAAAGTAGCAGTAGTTAAATCTAAAACGATTCTTTCTACAACCTCATAATAGGTAGTTCCGATAAGTATAATATCCCCCTTATGAAAGACCGTTACTCCTCCTACCTCTTGCGGAAATTGTTTTGGGGCGTTGTGATTTAGAAATGTAAACAGCATTCTGTAATATCTAAAGTCTGGTGTTATGTGAACCCCTACAGGATTACTTGCTCGTAAGGTTTTATCTGTATTATTAATAGCCCCGTTAACATCAGCTAAATATGAACTTAATCCCTTAACATCAGATAAAGGTTGCGCCCCTTGCCCAGAGTATCTAAATATTTTTTTAAGTCTAGCATCCCAATGGTATATAGAATTCTCAGAGGAAGCTACAGCGTATTGGTGGAACGCTCCAGTATTAGTTGATATATACCCATAATCAGGAAACACCCCGCCTTGTCCTAAAACTAATTCTTGACCAGAACTATCTGTAATTAAAGTTCTTTCATCTATAGACGCTACTCCAAAAGCACTATTTTGATAAAAATATAATCTGTCTCTAAAATTAATAATCCTGTTTATGGGACCATGTATACCGTTAACCTCTGTAGTGTTATTTGCAGGAAAAGATCTCCAACTATCTATAAGTTCTCCGTCTATTTTATTATCAGAAGCCCATAGTTGGTGAGGATGCTCCTCCACAGTATTAGATAAAAAGTCCTCCGCAAAGAATTTCTGTTCTATAGTATTTTCTTGCATGAATATAGTTCTAATAGAAAAATGATTGCTCTCATAACTAGACATAGATTCAGGAGTAGCAGAATTTCTAGCAGAAGCCCAATGATTCCCTAGTCTCCAATCTGTATTTATAGAAGATTCTACAGGAATTACAGCTGCTACACTTAATTTATTAGTTACAGGGTCGTTATAAGGGTCTTTATAAGCTGTTTCTCTAGTTATAAACTGTTGAATATATTCATCGTCAAAGTAGTTAGTGTATACATCACCTCCATAAACATCAAAAGTTAATTGAGAAGGTATAGCATCCGTTACTGTTTGAAAATGACCCGCTGACATATATCTATTAACACTTCTGGATTCATAGGAATCTCCTCCGTATTGATTGTCTAAGTATCTACAGTATAAAACCTCCTTGTGATCTACATCCGCAGAAATATCCCCATTAAAACTTATTTGCCTATAATCTCCACTACCTCTCCAATTCATGTTAGAACTAGGATCTCCGCTATTATGAGGTATAGTAGGAGATTCTTCTAAGATAATTCCTAACTTAGGGGAACCTACCCCTAAAGGAACAAATCTATCTGCGGTTTGGTCTCTAGAGTAAGAAGCGTTAATTAATATCTCATCGTCTGCTATTAACGAAGAGGTAAAATCAGAACCCGCTGGAAAAACTTCCCCAATATTCATACTTGCAACAGCTTTGATCTGAAATCTCTCCGTGGAATGGTCTAATGCTCTATAGCCACTCACTTTATTAGAAAATCCATAAGATTTATCTGTATCAGAACCCACTGCTCCATAATATTTTATATAAGAACCATTATAATAACCAGTAGTTTTTATAAAATCCCCTGCTTTAAACTCCATATCCACCATTTGCCCTAAAGGACTGATTAAGTGACCATACCTTTTATTTCTACTATCCGCAGCGGTAGCGTTATTAAAGCCCGTTTTATCTCCTAAATGATATCCTACGTTTTCTTGACCAAAAAAGTATACTTTAGAAGTAACTCTAAAAGGGTTTGTAGTTGAGAACCCTCCATCATTATTAGCTTCCCAGTTATGTAATAAAGAAGAATCTAAATTATCAAATTGCTTGTCGAAGAATTGGAAAGTGCCTGACCCTAAGCGAGTTTTATCGCTCTCTGTTCTTTGTAACCGAACAATGGAGTATCCACCTATATCTCCTCTAATTGAGTCTATATTAACTGTGAATTTAATACCTATATCCGAAGTAAATGGGATATCCCCCCTTTCGTCTCCTATCCTAAAACCTTCTGTAGGTTCTGGTATTCTTATGTCTCCTATCCATTTAACGAAAGAAGGAGAGCCTTTTTTACTATAAAGCACTATCCCAAATCTATATACTTCCCCTCTAGAATATCCTTTAAAATAGGCATGGCTATAAGGAGCAGCTTTATTCTTAAGTTGGTCTGAAATAGGTATTTCAATATTAGACCCATCCCCGTTCTTAACTCCTGTAGTTAAAGGACCGTCGGTACTTATCCACCTATTTACTGTTACATGGTTATTCTGAGTGACTCCAGAACCTTCCCCTCTATAGTTATTATCTGAATTATATTCTACAAATTCGTAACTAATATTAGGCCCTTCTCCACCATAAGTGATACCGTCTGCTTTATATTTATATTGTAAACTAGTATTCCAATCTAACCCTAATGAATCTCCTGTATTATGTTGCTCCTTATTATATGGATTGATAGCATCATGTTCGGTATCTATATTGTAATCAGGGGTTGTCCCGTTAATAGTAATATTCCCTAAATTAGTATCTGTAATTAAAGCCTGCCTAGTAGTATCGAATCTATAAGCTCTAGCGTCAAAATCAATACTAAAATCCATAGTACCTGTATTAGCAGCTATTAACCTATTATCTTTAACTTCAATATCTTTAGCTACACTAAAACCAGAAGATAGTTCAGAAAATTGTGTTAGAGGTATTTGGTTAGACTCATCTAAATCGCTACATGTTACTTCTAGCTCTCCAGAGCCTGGGATCTCTTGTTCAGCAAATTCATAGACAGTTGCTACCCCTAGAGAGGTGTAAATTATAGCTACATGCTTGATAACATCAAAATCTGTATCTATATTCTTAATCCTATAGGTAACTGACCTAGACCCTACATCCCCATCTCCTGAACCTTCAAAATCTTGAAACTCTCCAGAATAAACATCCGCATCAGTTAAAGGATATAAAACACTAGCAGGAGCGTATAAAGTGGTAGAACCATCCTTACTTAGTAATTGATAGGTGAACTGAATTACAGTAGATGTAGGAATATTCCCTACTCCAAGCCTCTCTATTATGGCTGGGGATAGTGTGACCCCAGGAATTATATCTACATTCTCAGGATTAATTAAGTTGCTATCAGGGTTAGCTACATTTAAAACTCTAACTGGATTATGCCCATCAGTCCAATAAACTCTCTGAATTTCACTAGTTTCGTACCTACCTATAACTCTTCCTATACGATGCTCCGTAGAGAATCCTAATTTATTATTATATACTAGGTGAGTGTCTGGGACTAAACAATTAGAGGAGTCTACGTCAAAAACAAGACCTGTCTCCTCGTTAAATTCTAACTTCCAAAGTTGTCCATAAGACTCTGGGTTTTCAGAGGTTTCGTTAGTTGTAAAAACTACAATAGTGTCGCTAATAGTTCCCCAACCTATAATTTTTAACCCACTTTGTGCAGGAATAATTTCCCCATTACCTAAAGTTGTTTCTGGAATATCTGGAATACAGAAAGAAATTACAGTACCTTTCTCATTTTCCAAAGAACCTGAACTTAGTCCATCCTCTGTGACTACCCTAAAATTTCTTAAATTATAATATGTTTCTGGGTTAGTCTTACTTCTAGAAGCATCTCTATTTAAACCTCCTGTATATCCTTTACGTGCCTTCATTATTTACCACAATTACAATTAGTATCCTCCCCACAATCTTCACAATTTCCACTATCCCTATAATGAAAAAAAGTATTGCTAGAATCTTTGCTATCACTTTGAGAACTACCTCTACCTCCTAAAGAAGAATTATGGGTATATCTTTGTTCAGGCCTGCCAATACCCCTAAACCCTTCTGCGTGTTGGTTTATCTTAGGTATTAACCGTATCCAGTTATTCTTTAAAGATTCCATCATATCTACACTAGGCATATGCCCCCTAGTTTGCGCTGCCCCTATATACCAATCTCTCTCTTGCTCTATTTTCTGAAAAACAGCTTGAGCCATCTCCCCTTTAATCCATTTAATAAAAGCTAGTTTCCACTTGATATGGCCTGCAACCGCTTCTCTAAATTTAATGTCGTCTGGGATCGTAGGAAATCCTGAACTATCCGTAGGAATCGCTTGGTAAGATAAATTCAAAGTACCTTCATTAAAGCTAGTAAATATAAAATTATCATTTAATTTGTAGGTGAGAGAACTATCACAACAGTAGTCGTTAGAATCTTTACAGTAATAATGGTGGAAAGAATCCGTAGAATATCTCATTGGGTAAAAGGAATTTACCTTAGAACCTATGTCCGTAGTACCATGGAGGGTATTTATTAAATGTAAATCTAAAGGGATTGAACCTCTATAATCTTTTACAGTTATTTGGACAACTTTTTCAGATAGTTGCATAGGAGACCCTATTAATTCTATAGCTTCTCCTGCCCACTCTACAGCGTCCCCAAACTTTATAGCTTCTCCCATCCCTAAATCTCGATAGGCTTTTTCTATAATATTCTGGACACTAACATACTTTCCATTCCAAAGACTCATAATTATTTTAAAAAGTAGTCTACGTCATTGTCTTCGTCTTTGAGAGCGTCTTTAAGTTTTAACTTAGCTGTTCTACAAGGTATGAAGGAATAAGCAGACTTGTTTATATACTTAGCTTTACCTGTTCCGTAATACCACCTAGCCACATACCCGTTTGTGTGTTCATTATAATGTCTAACTAACTTTTTATCCTCTTTAGCTTCAGGATCTTCTTCCCAAAGTTTTAGAGTGCTGTCCCAATCAACTGGTAAGTTATTCATTAATTCCCCTTCATCATTTATCCAAGGGGTGTTTTTATGTTTTCTTATTGTTAATATACCCATCCTATATGGGAGTTTGTACTCAAAAGACTCGTTTATTATCAAGTCTCTTATAGCTTCATTAAAGTCGTTTAATACTTTACCATAAATCTTCTTACTTAGAAAATATTTATCTCTTACAACCCTACCGTTTACTTTAGTGGTGTGTTTCTTATGATAAAAAGTAAAAAAATCATAAATACCTACATCTGTAGTAAAATATTGTCTCTTTTTACCTACTCTTATCATTGCTTCTGCAATATCTCATTAGAATCATTAGAATCATCTTTAGGAAATTTCATAGCCATTCCTAATTGATTTAAAATCTGCTCCTTTATATAAGGTATAATATATGTATGGATAGGGTATTCATCATCAAGACTAAAACAACTTTGATTATCGCAGTCTATAAAAGCACTAACTGCTGTAGGGTCTTCAAAGACTCCCCTAACATTAATGTACTCCATTAGTTGAGCTATCTTATCACTTGTCTTAATATAAATGTAATCGTTCAATAAATAGGCATATATTAGATCTTTGGTGTATTTACCGTGTCCAGAGTATACTGCTCTCCCGTAAGGTACAAAATTAAATGGGGTAGTGATTTTATCCACTGGCCCCACTCTAGTAATATTATTTTCACTTGATCCAAACTTAAGTGTTTTAGGAATCTTCTTCTTTGTACGTAATAAGACGCACCCAGACTCTATATCACAACATTCTGCTGAATCCGCAGTAGTAAGCTCTACACAGCCTAAATCTTGCTCTATATTTTGATCTATCTCAGCTCCAGGTTTTTCCATCTCCCGCTTCAACCATAAGGCTCTTTGATTATTAATATGGTAAATAATCTGCCTTTCGTCTATTTCAATATCGTCAGATATAGAGTTTCCTCTAACTAATTCTAGTATATCAAATGTCAGTTGGTTTAAGCTTGCCATATATTCTTAAGTTTTTGAACTATATTTAGTTTCTAGATTCATAGGTAAAATTAAAGGTAATGTTCCTTTATTTTTAACTACCCCACAACCTATAAAAGATTTCTTATAGTTTTTACCGTAAGAAAACGCATAAGCTTTACCATCTATACCACAACCTACTTGCATACCAAATATTATATGCCTACTTCCTACGGAGAAATCTACATAAGCTTGGTTATGTAAATGCCCTTGAACTTGAGACTGAAATTCATTCTTCATTCTTGTTTTAGCAGTTCCTCCCTCACCATGATTGTAGTTAACCCCGTAAAGGTCTACACTATCTATGTATTCCCAATTAGGGGTTTTTAACGCTTCCCCATAAGATTTTAGCCATCTATCTGACAATCCCGCTGTCTTACACTTTCTATGAACTAGTCTATCATGATTTCCTATAGTAACATAGGCTTCAGGAAAAACCTTATACCACTCTGCTATCTTAGCAGCAGCTAGGTCAAACTCCTCATTAGGTCCGTAAGCCTCTAGCTCACTTTCATGGTAAGAGCTAAAATGATTATCTACTAAATCTCCTATAAACACAACCGTACCGCAATTATGCAACTCTTGTACCTCTCGGCAGAAAAACAAATACTCTTTTAAGCAAAAAGGCTCATGAATATCCCCCACAATTAAAACATTGCCTATATCTCCTCCTAAGAAAGGTTTAGGTAATTTACCTCTGCCCTTGAATTTAGTTTTAGACTTCTTTACTTTCTTTTTCTTCCATTGAGTAAACTCTTTCCACAAAGCTGTCTCTATGTGACTAGGTTTACCGTTATCCGTCGTAGCAAGTTCTTTCTTAACTTCCTTAACAGCTTGTTTAGCTTCTTCCCTAGTTACTCCAAATAATATAGATAACTTAGGGGTTCCAGACTTTAAATAGCCTTGCCTCTCTTTCAGTAATTTTTTAAGTTCCTTCTTTCCCATTACTTTATAAAATATTCATTAATAAAAATCGCCAAATTAGGAGGTACTGAAGTAGACATCTCTAGGTAGTCTATCATAGGTACTTTCTCCTCACCTTCAGGGGTTGTTATAATAACTGCCCTATCTTTATCTACTTGTGGAATTTCCACAGAAGATTTCATATTAGATAATTTCTCTAATAAATCGTAAAATTTATCCTCATCCTTATAATCAAAATCCTCGTAAGTTAATAAATGAGAAGGCTTTTGCAGTTTAATAACGTCTTCCTTTACTTTAGGAGTCATTTTATCTGTAACTTCTACGTACTCGTTGAATAGTATATCTCGCTCCTTAGCGTACTTCTCAACCAAAGGCTTAACAGCTTCCGCAGCTTCCTTTAAAGGAGTTTTAATAGGACTTTTACCGCTTCTAAAGGCTGCGTCCACGCCTACTAGTAATCTTTCTAGTTCTTCATTTGTTAATTCTCTCACCATTTTTATATTTATTTATTATTTAACCTCTTCTTTAAAGCTTTGTTTTCCCTGTCTAAAGCTTCTACTTTCACCTCTAAAGCTGAATTCTCTTTAGATAGTTCTATTATTCTTTGCATATTTTCTTGCAATTGTTCGTCGCTAATTTTAACTTTAGCTTCTAAGTCCTGTATCCTACCTATAAGATTTGCTCTAAAAGCAAGCCCGTCCTCTTTAAGCTCCTCTGTTTTTTCTTTTTTATTTTTACTTATAAATTGGACCAGCTTTAATAAACCTCCTCCAATTAAAAAGGAAACAAGCGCATAAAGTACGCTCCACTTATCTGGATTTGCTAAGGTTTCTTCCATCTTACTTCTTCTTATTTAGGGTTAACTCACTTTGAACTCTGTACACACACCAAAAGGAAAACAACCCTTTTATAAACCAAAACACCCCACTGTGTATAACTTTAAAGTCTTTTATTAATGTAAACCCTAAATATACGAAAAATATCCCAATAATCAAACTTAAAACAACTTTAATTTTTAGAAAATCCGCTAAAACACTTATTAATTGCGATAAACCTAGTATCCAAATTAAAATAGGCACAAAAAAATTGCCCGAAACTTTCAAAGTATCAAACCCTAGTGTTATTAATAATACTACTAAAATAACTTCAACTAGTTCTGGGTCTCCATACTTTAATCTAGATATTATATTTTTCATTATTTATTTCTTTTTTGTAATATTCGTAATTGCGCGCCTACCTCAACTTCCTTCCTATTTACATTATACCCTACTGAGAATAGTCTATCCTTCTTAGTTTTAACAGTCATAGTAGGAGAAATAGTCAGCCTATCCCCTGAATTTATCTTTGTACCTCCATAAATAGACCATTTAAACTCCTTTATAGTTCTAGTAGTTTTAATAAAAACACTGTCTACTTTACGAATGTATTTAGGGAATTTAGGTTTATAGGTTAGTTTCTGCTTAACTAAAGTGCCATCTTTTCTAACCTTAGAATAAATACTTCCTGATATAAGAGAGTCCTCTACTTTATTATTATACACATAATAAGTAGTGTCATATACTTTAACAGTGTCTGGTACTAATATAGGTATCTCTACAATTTTAGGTATAGTATCGTAGAAAGAAACTGTGTCTACATGTGTTTTATAAATAACTTTAGTTTCCTCCTTAATCACTGGATTATAGTGTTTATCCTTAGAGCATTGTTTTATCCCTAGAACTACTATAAAAAGTACTCCTACTATTTTTAATAAACTACTCATTGTTTTTTTAGTTATCATATGTTAAGATCCTCTTTTAATAAAAGGGTGTAAGAAAACGAATTTCCATACAAGGTAGCTGATTTTTTACAAATATCCAAAAGTTTTTCTAAATCTTTTTCCTTTTTTAATACTTGGCAACCTGCTGAATACGGCCCGACTTCCTCTCTACTTGCTCCGTGGTGTAGATTAATCCCAAAAATACCAAACATTAAAACGCCTGTATCTAGGATAGTGTCTCTATTTTTATCTCTATAGACTTCACAAGCCTTTCTCTGAACTAGTGCGCTGTATTTACCTTGGTGCTTTCCTAGTTGCCAAATTCCTCTATGCTGGTCTTCTTTAAGAATTGCGCAACCTAACTTATTTAGTAAAGTTTCTTGTAGATATTTAAAACCTGGGTCTGTAGTAAACTCTCCAAAGTTTATAACTACTTTTTTCCCAGCCTCATCTTCGTAGGCTACATACAAGCTATCGTCCCATTCATTAGTAGCAACTCTCTCAGTCCTAACTCCTATTAAATTCACATTCAACTTTCCAGTAAAAAATTTGTATCCTTTACTCTCAACCACTTTCTTTAATTTATTATAGGTAACTTTTTTCATCTTAGACATCCGTGTTTTTGATATATTTTTAATAAATAGTTTTGCAAAACGCATAAATCCTCTAATTTTAAACAATTCCATAAATTCAGTATTTCACAAGTTGTATTTTGTAAGGTAGTTATAGTTGTAGTAGTATTTCCAGACGTAGTCGTTATTGTAGGTAAATGAGAAAACGAAACTGAAGAGTCGTACGAATAAATATATAAAACATCCCCACAATACTCAGATAAATAATTATGAGTATCTGTACCGCTGTTTATATTGTTAGACAGTTCTTTTATAGTAGCACTTATAGATTTAAACTCTGCCGAAAAACTACCTATAGTTACTCCGTTAACTATTATATCTAAACCTAAAGGGTTTCCTGTAGCCTCTATAGATGAAAACTCTATTTTAGCTGCGTTTGTAACTTCAGAAGTAAAAGTTTTGTACCTATAGAATATGTTTATAATAGAAATTACAGAAGAAAGTTCTTGCTGTAATTTCTTAGAGCATTTACCGTTTAGAGACAAAGCTTTCTCTACCTTCTTCACTAAAGTAGTTAACCCCTCTTGAAGTTCTAGAATGGTATTTGAAAAATCTCGCTCTACCATATTAATCCCCAAAAGTATTACTAAACTTAGCTCCCGCTTTGAGAGTAGTTAGTGCTTCCCCTATAGGGGTTCCCCCAAGTGCTATAGACTGTACTATAACATTTACAATATCCCCTTTATTTAAAGTTACTTCTGAAGTTGATAACGTAGGTACTAAAATTTCTTCCCCAGAAGAGGATGGATCAAATACTATAACTTCGGAAGCTAGTACAGTGGTATTTGCTCTTATAGCCAACGTAATTGTCAAGTCATTAAAATAGTCAGCATCCATAGTTATTACTAAATTCTCCAGAACAAATCGTTGAGGTAGTCCTTCTTTAGGCACGATATACTTAGTAATAAACATACAGTTACCATTGTCATAATAAGGAGCGTTTATATCGTCCTCAAAAATTAGAAAATCTTCTTGGTAGTCGGCTGCAGTTATAGTAGGTTGGTCTGTTGTTTTATAGGCGGAGAACCCATAACAATCTATATTCTTCTCCGTAGTAGAACTCCCTCCTACGTAATTACTGATACTACCAGTTAAGATCCAAGACCCTCCTATTTTTTTGTAAATGTCTCCTGTAAGAGCGTCTAAATAACTTTCATTCTCCTCGCCAAAAGCTGGGGAAGGTACTCCGTTACCTTGGTGGAAATTAAGCCCGTCAGCTCCATCATTACCATCTTGTCCATCATTCCCATCAAGCCCGTCAGCTCCATCATTACCATCTTGTCCATCATTCCCATCAAGCCCGTCAAGTCCGTCATTTCCATCTTGGCCGTCTTGACCAGGAGGACCTTCTTGTCCAACAGCTCCCTCTAGGCCTGACTCCCCCACGGGTCCTTCAGGAATAGTTATTATACACTTATTGAAGCAATCGTCTCCACATTTTTCGCACATATTAATCTTTTTACACGTTATTAATTACAGTTACATTTCTCTAATTCACAAAACCTCTTTATTTTTTTTAATAAATTATCTCTCACCGAAGTTTTATTGTGGGCAGCACTTACCTCCAAAGATCTATGAAGACTTTCCATAAATAAAGCTGTCTCGGCTTTCCCACTTCCTGAAGTAGTTACCTCATTACAACCACAATCTGCACTAGGCTCTTCAGAACCTTCCTCTAAACCCACTTTAGCCCAATACTTATCTAGACAACACCTTGTGTTACATGTTAAATAAATCTTTAACACTTTTAAATACTTAACAGAGCCTATAGTTACGCAGTACTCTATCCTATATTCCCCATCCTCGGCTTCAATCTCTATATTAGGTAAATTAAAAGAACCTGTAACAGGGGAAGGGATAACACTAGTCACATCTACAGGCTCTAAAACGCTTCCCGTAGGTAAAGTAATAGTAATGGTAGCGGTTGTTACGTTAGCAGACTCTCTTCCTACAGCTTCCCAACCATCGGGATTGTCTGAGGCCTCAAAAACTCCACTTATATCCTTAATTTTTAATCTCGTGCAGCACTTTGCTACGCAAGCACTTATTTTAAATCCTGTAGGCATACTTTATTTTTATGGGTTAATTATATGAGGTCTGTTTATTGTTATATTAGGGCTAACTGAATTTGATAAAGATAATCCTCTGATATAACTTATAGAGGTTACCGCTGTTGATGTGATGCTATCTGCTGAAGCAGATGCTAACTCAACATGAACAGAGTCTAATTCTAGAATATCTGTAGTAGTTGCATTAAGATTTATACCTTGATCTGTAGCCCCAGTACCATTATTAGTATATGTACCCGTTAATTTAACTTTAGTAGCGTTAACTATATTGATTATATTACTTGATCCTTGGGAGATTATTTTCCCTTTATGCGTAAATGAAGCACTAGAACTGTTGACCACAACTGGGTCAGAAGATCCTGTTGTTTCTATATCTCCGTTAACTGTTATGTTGCTACCTTGGAATTGCTGATTAACAGCGTGGTGAGGTGTTCTAATACTTCCATTTAACACTAAAGTACCGCTAATCCCCGATATAGCGCCCGCTGTTGCATCGTCACTAGGTCCGTCGTAAATAAGATCTCCGTTGATTGTTAAGGTTTTAGTGTGAGTTCCTGCTGACATTGTCACACATGAGGTGAATCCATTATCTCCAGTACTGCTAAGTACGTCCCCGTTAACCTCTACATCACCCATTAAAGAAGATACAAACAAAGTCCCTCCCACTCCTAGAGCACTAATCATTGGGCAGTGTACCGTTCCTTTTACAGCTCTAGTGAGTCCAATAGCGTATTGAGGCTCGGAATGTATACTGTCAGAAACCCTTAATCTAATGGTTACCGCGTCTGCTTCTGCAGAAGAAGTGGATGCGAAACTAAAACAATCACCAGAGTCCGATGTATTTAAAACACTCTTACATTGTAATGAAAATACTTGTCTATCAGCTCTTATTCTGAAAGTATTAAAACCATCGTCTTCAGTTTTAGTAAAAACACCATTACCAGTAATATTGTAAATAGCGTCATCTTGTCCTTCAGCATTAAAATACCAGTCAATGGTAGCGTCTTGGACATGGATATTAACCCCTGACTTTGTTCCTATAGTAGCATCATACGTTGATGTTGATGCGTCATAGGTACTATATGTGCCAGGCCTAACAAATATAGTGTCTCCCGCAACCGCTGCCGCGTAAGCTGCTTGTAAGGTAGCAAAAGGCTTAGTAAAATCATAATTACCTGCGGTTATAGCATTCCCATCATTGCCAGAAGAACTATCAACATATATAATATTTCCTAACAAAATAGAGGTAATACCTCCTGAAGTATCTGAAGTAGTGTCCCCACCTGTAGCCACCCCAGCTTCCTCTAAAAAATCTTCAATTGTAATTCTCCTACCAATTCCGTCTCTATCAGTGTTTCCTACCTCAATCCATCTATAAGATGAATCTAATTTCTTTAGTTCTTTTTTAGCTGGAAAATAGTTACTACGAGCCATTTTTATTGTTTTAGTTAGTTAGTAAAAAAGGGAGGGGACCAGCCCCTCCGTTATTTTATCCTAGATCTAGATCTCCCGTAGCACTGCCAAAAGCTAGTACTTCAAGTACATCTGTTATGTCCTCAGCCGTAGCTGTTAGGGCATAATTAGGAGTTGTTTCGGGAATAGCTAAAGTGTAAACTGCCTTTATAGGGCCAGCCACTATTGAATCTGTAGCGATTTCCTCGGTATTAATGTGAATCAAACTATAGTTACCTGTAGCATCTTTCCTAGCAGGGAAAATATTAGGTTCTCCTACTCTGTAATGCTCCCCTTCATTTCCTTGAAGGAAAAACTCTAGCTCTTTAACTTGTTCAGCAGTACCTGAACCCGCTTTAGCAGAAGAAGCTTTAGTGATAGCTGTAGCTCCAAAATCCTCAATACTAAGATCCCAAGCTACTTTGTTATAGTGTAATTTACCTGTAACAAACTTCAAAGGAACCCCTGAGATTTTAAGACCCCAGTCTGTACCTGCCGCAGCGTTTGTAACCGCTACAGCGTCAGCGTCTTCTCCTTGGAATTTTACATCCAAAGTAACGATATTGTGGGTTGTATCTACAGCCGTAACTAAGTAAGAAGCGTCCGTAGTAGCTGCTCCAAAACGAATTATCTCCCCCACTACTACAGTAGGAGCTGCTGAAGCTAATACATATTGACTACCCTTACGAGGGCTATAAGTTTCTGCTACAGCCGCAGTTGTGGCCGCGCAAAGTCTTTCTACCTTAACGAGGTCGTCAGCTTCTTTAGAAAATTCTGCCACTAACGCTTCATGAAGTTTTGCTGCGATCTCTTCCTGCGTTGCCGTAGCGTCCGATTTATACAAACCATGTTTGATATATAATCCTCCATGATTAGATACTAAATTCTGTCTTAAAGACAATCTAATTGTATAGTTATTGTCGTTAATAACAGTTATAGCACCTGCACTCCCGTTGAATCCAATATGATCTACTTGCTCTACAGCAGCTTCGTAAGTTTTTAAACTTGCGCTCTTGATGTCAGCTTTTTTGATGATACCAGAAACAGTTGGGGGATTTGAGCTTCCTCTGGAAGCTACAATAATGAACTCAGTTGCTGTTGCGGCTGTAGCCTCGGTAAGCCTAGTACCAGCAGGTGTAAATATACCAACTTCCCCCTCATTAAGGGTGTCGATACCACCAGTAGTAATATCTGCTGCTGCGCCTAAAAACAAGAGTCCAATGTCTCTCTGATTAAATGTTGCCATTTTTAATGTTGTTTAAAATTAAACTTAAATTACTCGCCTTCTTGTTGCTCTATACTTTTTATTTGGTATTGTTGAGGATCAGTAATTCCTGTTGCTATCTTCACAGCCCAATCTACTACCCTCTTATGAGTAATAGGGTCTAGCTCTGAATCTAACGGCCCTGTAACCCCGTCTATCACAGATGAATCTATAATAATCGGTCTAGGTCTTTTAATATATCGTAAGTGATATTCCCCTACAGTGTAAGAACCGTTAGTTATTAACTCATGCCTAGTGGTGTTATAATCTAATCTCCAAACAAGCTTTCCCGAAGGTTTCTTGAAAGGGTTATCTAGATTAATACTATACTCGTCATGAGTGATTGGTTTTACTCTAACTCTAGTTCCGTTTATACAAGTGTCACTAGAACTTAAAGTAGCCTCCTCACTAATCGCATATAAACAATCAGTGGGAAGGTCATAGAAAACTCCGTTAGGTAGACTATTAATTTGATCCGATGAGCTAGCGGATAGAGTCACCCCTACTACTAATTCTTTTAGATCTTTTCTCCTACCCTCAGTCTCTTCAAAACCCTCTCGGTACTTATTCCCTAAAGGGTGATAATAATGTAATACTATTCTTTCTTGGGCCTTAGTTAAGAAAATACTAATTTCATCGTCTTGATACCCTGGAGCATCAAAATTAGTGATTTTATCATAGAGTACTAAAAACTCTTTTTTCATTTCTAAGGCTGTCATATATACTATTCTCCTGCTTTATCTACTCTAGCTTTGAGTAATGTTAATATATCTTGATTTCTAGTAGCTTTTAAGTACTCAACCACATTATCTAATGTTGATACATCTCCTTGCTCACAAAGAGTGTCGCCTCCTGGAAGAGTGTATTCCCTACCTCGTTTAACTACAGCTCCTGCATCTACCGCTTTAGCTATTAAAAGCTTAATTTCATAGTTCTCAGAGTCTACGGTGATCGCCAAAAACTTATCTATATTATCCTCTATAATATCATCAATCTTTCCAATTAAGAAGTCTAAAGAGCTTCCATCATCTACTTTATTTCCGTAAACTCTTAGGAAATCCAACATAGCTTGTTTACCTTTAGCTTCTAACTTAGCTGCGGATTTATAAGCTCTCTTCTTTTTATCCGCAGAGCTAACCTTAACTCTAGTTTCAAATTGCTCACTAACTATTGCGTACCTATAAGTAGCTCTATCAAGCATTTTATCTCCTGAAGGCGCAATAAAGTTTTTATTAGCTTTCAATATTAAATATTGGATGTAATGCTTAGGATTAGATAAATCAAGCTTAGTGTCTTCTTTTCCTAACTTAACTTTAGCTTTTTTCCAATAATTATCTTTATTTTTATGGTAGTTTAAATCCAAATCTAGTTCCTTTTCTAACCACTCTTTCTCCTGTGTAGAGCTAAAAGGGTTATATAAATTACCCATTTTGTCCATAGGTAAACAGTAATCTATTGTAGATCCTGAAAAAAGAAAATAAGCCTCATGACTTGGGTCGGATATTTGAGGGTTTCTCATCCGCATCACGGGTTTAATAATTATATTTCCTTTAGGTATTTCAAATGTACTAACTTCTACTCCCTGTTCCATTTTTGTTTAATTTATAAATTTAAAAATAAGGGGGAGAGATATCCCCCCCTGTTATTACTATTGTTTAATGTGCTTGCATATTATGAATAAAAGAAGCTGTTCTAGAAGGGTCTCTTACGATAGCCGCTCCACAGTACATCTTATGCTCTTCCCAAGCATCCTCAGCAGTACCTACCGAAGAAAACTCTCCGTCAGGGCTATAAGGATTTCTCATCCCTTTTATATACTTGTGAATAATAGGCTGTCCCGCAACTTTAACTTTTTGGATATTAGGCGCACCGTCTGTAGTACCAATATCCATGATATCGTACCTATAAGACTCAACTACCCCACCGTTAGGGTGAACTAGTTTATTACGCTCTCTGTCATCATACATAGAATCAATAGATAAACAAACTTTAATGTTATTAGGGCCTTTATACTCTACAAACTGACCTCCATAACCGTACTCCATTTGGCTGATTCCTTTAGAAGTTTTGTACATTCTAGAATTATCCTCCAAAGGAGTAAATAATTGAGAATACTTCTCTAAAGCCTTATGGAACTCATAAGCCCCACGCTCTCCTGTTCTAAGTACAAACTCTCTCTCATCGTAACCTAACTTCCCTTCAGATAAATCTAAAAGACGTTTTGCTAATTCATTAATGTCAAAAGTGTTGTAGAAAGAAGAGTTAGCAGACTCCATTTGTTGTCTAATACCTGCACCTTCTTGAATCTTATATTTAGATTTACCTGCAATTTTATAAGTACCATCTGCACTTCTATTAGAAGTTCCAAACATTAATAGTTTGTTGATATCCTCTCTAAAAGCATTATCAAACATAAAAGATTCGTAAGCTTGCCAGAATTTAACAATGTTTCCTTCAGCATCTTTAAAATAACTACCCATTTTTTTACCAGATAGGTTACCTGGGGTTTTCTTCTCAATACGGATTTGAGAGAAATCATTTCTCATCGTGATTTTAGACTTATATCTAAGCTGTCTACCTTTCCTAGAAAGAGTTCTTTCTACTGGAGAGTATTCCCCAGAAAACACTTTCCCGCCTAAAAGCTCATCGTAAGGGATAAACATATTAGCATCGCCTGTATCCATTTGGCAAGTGTATACCCAATTTACACCTTCTTGTTTAGGTTCCTCAATAATAATTATTGGATAAGTTTCATTCTGCTCACCTACTATCCGTTCCGTATCAGAAAACCAATTTTTTCCGAAAACTAATTCAAAAGTAGTGTGATTCTTCCCTGGTTGATCTGTAGGAACTACAGCAGTCCCGTCTATACGAGCTTCAACTAGAGGTATGTTATCTAATCCTTGTGATTGGAGATCCCAAGTAAAAGATGCGTCGTCTTTCATTTCTAATACTGGAAACTGATTTAAAACGCTGTCAATATTATTACCGAAGTAATTCTGTTGAACAGTCATAATCATATCAGAGACTTTATTAGGAGCCGCTTCCCAGATAGCCCCAAGGTGGTTCTCAGTCGTTAAACCTTTCCATTGGGTAGCATCTGTCATCTGTAATGGTGATATTCTTCCTGTTGCCATTTACTTTGTTTTTACATAATTTAAATTAAGATTAACTAGGAGTTATTCTTCAAATTAATTTTTCTTAAACTCTCAGCGATATCTCTACTGGTTTGACCAGTAGTTACTTTGTTAGAAGAGCGAACTCTCCCAGATCCTCCTGAGCTTGTATTACTTTTTAATTTAGCGTCTAACTCTTTTACGGCCTTGCTCTTCGAACTCTTTGAAATTTTACTGAAATCAGTAAAACCGTTAGTAAGAATGTGTAAAGCGTGGACCTTAAGCTTATACTCGGAATTGGTAGCATATTCATCCATAACTTCGTTTAAAGGGTCTCCTGTCTCATTTACCTTGACAGGGACTGTCATGGACGAGAATATCTTGTCTTTAGTTCTGGAGTTTACCTTTATTCCTGGTATAATTTCAGATGTTTCATTAACTTTGGATTTTAGAGAGCTTAACAGATCCTCTTCTTTCTTACGTCTATTTTGTAATTCAGCCGCCTTATTATCAATCTCATCTTGCATCGCTTTTTTACCTTGAGCAACAAGGGCATTTTTCGCTGCGATCGCTTTATCAACTGCGTCAGGTGACTGAAGTGCCAAAAGGGCATACTCTTTAGACGTTTTCTCATCAAACCCTTTGATAAGGAAACTTCTTTTAATTAACTCCGCTCTAAGTTGGTCTTTACCTTCTTCAGAAATAATTTCATCTGAAATAGACTCATACTCTGCGGTGTTATATTTTCTTTGGGCGTAATCTGCGTGAGGTACGCCACTTCTTAATGCTGTTATATATTCTTTTTGATCTTCAGTTAAGTCAGCTAACTCATTACTTTTAATTTGCTTTTCAACTGCTGAGATCAAACTATCAGCATCTACAATGTTTTCTAAATCCTCTTCCTCTAGGGAAGAAAATACTCCTGCCTCTTGGAGTGCTGAGGCTAGAAAAGTTAGAGTGGATTCTTCGTTAGAAGTGGGAGAAGCCTCATCACTTTGGGCAGGAGCTTTTGAAATAATTTCGTCTGCTTCCCCATCTTCTAAATCCTTATCTAAATCTTCTTCGTTACCTCCTATGTTAGCAATATCTTCTAAACTTATTTCCCCTACTAAAGAATCTACATCTTCCTCTACAGAGTTTTCCTTACCAGTAGAATCTTCCGTGGTAACCGAAACAGTTTCTTTAGTTTCTAACTGTTCTTCCTTTATAATAGGACTTTCTGAACCTGCAAGCTCTGATAAGTCTATCCCATCAAATAAATTATCCTTTTCCATACTCTATTTTTTAATTATTCTCCCTAAATTATTATAATAAAATGTCATAATATTCAACATCTAAAATACTTGCTATATACTGTAATATATCCTGAGTCATAAAAGCTGTTAAAGGGTATACAGCTAAAGCTTCTAATAAAGGCTCGCTTAACCTATCTTTTCTATATTGAGCTATCTCTGAATTTAAAATTCCAAAGATGAGTTTAGCTTCTTCTACTGTTTGTAATATCAACTCAGGAGTATTATTTGCTATTAATTTCTGTTTTATATACTCACCTGTAGCTTTTCTAGTTTTTTCTATTATATTATCCCTAGCTTTACTGTCTCTTATTTTTCTATCATTATCATTATAGACCCTGGTATCTAAGTCAATATCCACATAACCCCCTCCCCATTTGAAAAATCTCACTGTAGTTTCTTTAGATAAAGTGAAATTTTCCACATGAGACTCTATAGAAAGAGTTCTAGTATAATCCCTAAATTCCTCGATAGCTAAAACATCTCCTCTATACCATTTTTGATGTATTAAATCCCCTCTTGAGTTTATATCAGAATCAGCTACTACGCTCTTTAAATTATAATTAAAAGTGTTTTTAAAATTATCCTTACCTATAACTAAAGAATCGTTATATATAAAAAATTGCGGATTTACTGTATCAATATTTTCTATAAAATCCCCATTAATGTAACTGTGATTATACCAATAATTATAAACATAAGAGTTGAAGCTCTCCACAATATAATAATTTTCCTCCTCAGCTACAGGGAAATTACTGGCTTCCTCAACCTTATTAGTTATACTGTTAATTTTAAAAAACATTAGTCTAGTATTGGTCTAATTAATTTTATTGATAATTCTGTTGTATTTATAAATGTAGATGTTGATGTTACGTTACCTACTAATCTAAGTATCCTAGAACCAACCGAATCTCCAACATCTAAAACATATTGATCTAGCGATGGATTTATTACACATGAGGTACTGGAGTCAGACCTTAAATACTTGCTGTCTACTGACTCATCAACTATACTTCCGTTCACTGTTATATGAGCCTTAAAGCCCCTTCTTGTACCCACTAGTCTCTGTATATCTGTCTTAGCTGATATATCATATATACCCTTTACACCTATAGATATTCCTGCTGATGCAGCTGAATGTGTTATATCTAGCATCGCGTCGTTAATGGATGGGGTAGCTGAATAAACTATATCTGTTGATGCAGATGTTATTACGTCTTGAGATACGTCCTGAGTAACTCTGAATTTAAGTTTATCAAACATTGAAAGCCAAAAACCAGAATCATTACTTGTTTCTCCAAAATACTTCCATACCCTACCACTAACAGTATTAATCCACTCTTGGGTTATGATATAGTCATCATTATTGAATGTTTGATCAGGGTCCGAACCTGTTCGTATTGACCCTATTACAAACCAAGGATTCCAATCTAACGTAATCGCGTGTCTTCTACGTGTCGCTACATTAGTACCTAGTCCATCGTATATTTGCTGAACAATAAAACCGCTTGTTTCAAAAACCTTTAATCTACTGAATGTATTAAACCCTAAGGGCTGATTAGTTATATTTCCATTACCAGTATATAGCCCAGGAGTGATAAGGGTGTCTAAATCGTAAGCTCCTTCGTTAGAGCTTGAAAAAACAACACTCAGAGCTTCTTCCTTTGTTCCTGATTTTAGCTCTTCACCTACCAATCTAAGTAGTATTTCTCTCTCTCCAACCTCAATGTCTACTGGGTTACCTAAGGAAGCCGTGTTATTAACTTTAACTGTATTAGGAGGCATATCAGCTGCTTTATCATTGTTAACAGCGTTGTCTGATATTGTTAACGCTTGAGCTCCTGTTACATCCCCAGTATGAGTAGCGTTAGTTTGTTTTGATGTGTTCGCTAATACATCTGGATTAGTAGCTACTCCACTATCAAAATCACTTATTGTAGAAACCGTTTGAGTTCCTAAGTGGTTGGATCTATCTCTGTTTGTTACGTCTCTTGCGTCTAGTTCGGTTGAGGTTTCAAAATTAGCTATATCTGAAGGTTGAACAGGGGCACCCGCTGCATCTATGTATCCGCTTGGGTTAGAGGCATCATACTTACTACTTAAATCTATATCGCCTACCCCCTCTAAGCTTTGTCCTTCGATAGTTTTTAAAGGCCTTTTACTTTGTATAGAAGCTGTATCCTCATCCCCTGTATTAGTTCCCGATTGGTTGTTTAAATTTAATCTTTCTCCATCAGTTATAATCTGCCCACTCCCTACATTATCTAGATCAAAAAGCTCCGTAGCTGAATGCACGGAGAGGTCTGTAATATCTGAAGGTTTGTTTTGGATATAATCACCCTCTAAATCATCAGTTTGTGCCCAATCTGATTGAACACTTTGCGCTGAGGAACCTGTATAATTAATCACTGGATTAAGAGGGTCAGTATTATCTACGGTAATATCCATCCCTCCCACAACACTGTCTATCTTGGCAGCTAGAATATCTTGAAGTTCTTGGTTACCATATTCCCAAACACCTGATTGATATATGTAAACACCTGAAAGTTTCCTATTAGGCCATACACCTTGACTTGAGTACACGACAGCCAATTCCCCCTCATTTGCTACAGGAGCCACGTTAGTAACTAAATCCGTATAGTTAGATGCAGAATACTTCCACAAAAAGGCTGCGGCTGGTAATTTATCTAAATCTACGTGAATTCCTATGGGCATTATCTAGCTTGGTTATATCTTGTTAGAAAATCTACTGTCCCACCAGAATTTGAATTAGAAACAAAAACCACTTTAAGATACCTATGGTGCCATTCGTTAGACCCCACGCTGGTGGTTACATTTCCAGAATCCATTATTTTAGTGTAAACAGTATTCCAATTATCGTACTGTAATTCATCATTAGACCCCAAAACCATAAACTCACCATCCCCTGCTGTTAATCCCTTCCCATTAAGCTGAACACTCCAAGCTACTCCCTCAGGCACCGTTATAACCCTTGATTCTTGGTCAACGGACGCATCTAAGTCTCTTTCTTCAATTACTGGAATTGTCATAACATACAAATATAAACAAAATTATTTAAAAATCCAAATAAAATCTACTATTTTTTCTCTGTAGAAGATTTTTTACTTCTACTTATCTCCTCAGTAGCTTTATTATGACGTATCTTTTCCCGAAGATCGTCCTCCTTAGCTTTATAATCTTTATCAATTTTTTCAGCTTGCAGCTTAAGAGATTCTAGAGTACTTTCGGAGTCTCCTCCGTCAAAGTGTTTACCTTCTACATTATCTTGCCTCATTCGCTCTATCTCTAGTTTAGTCTCTAGTTCGGCTTTAGTTCTGGCATCCTCTCTATCCCACTCTTCTCGTTTAAAAGCTCTTTCTTTCTCAGCGGCTTGCGCAGCTGCGGCTATTTGCTGTTCTTGCATTTTCTCAGCTTGCTTAGCCTGCTCAGCATCTCTTTGCTCTTTCTCTACTTCACTCTTTTGAATTTTACGTCTAATAGAGGCCATAGAATCCGTAGAGAATATATCAATTAATTGAGAAAAGTTTAATATACCATTCTGTATAGAGGCGTGGGCTAACTGCTTCATAGAATTTAACAACTCAGCGTTATTAGAGCTATTATTAATATTAAGTCCGTACTCACACTCATTAACCTTTTGTACATCTATATTTAGTATGACTGTAGACCCTTCGTCTAATACATACTGCACCTTCTTATTCTTTTTATCTCTCCAAGCAAACTTAGCAGTCTCTAGAAGAGCTTCTAAACATCTTATCTTTAGTTGGTCATGCTCTAAAAACCAATACTCCGTTATGTGGGATGATTGAGTCATAGATCGTTCCACATTACCTACCGCCTCTCTAGCTTGAATTTGACCCTGCCTAGATCTATCTACCCCAGCTATCTCCCCCATCTCCTGCTTGATAAAGCTCATCATGTTCATATATAGTTGGATAGTATTACCCATTTCCATATCAATTACTGGAGACTGTGCGCTCATACCTCCCGCTAGTTTACCTTGCGAAGCCCCTTTATTACCTTCTTTGAAGGAATCATACACCCCTATACTCATACCCTGAGCAAAAGACATCCATTTATCTACATCCCAGTTTTCGGGAATTTGAGCAAGATCCAGCCGCATTATCTTACCTTTATTTTTAGCAATAGCTAACTCAGTGTTGTATGCTAATATATTATAGAGGTATTGGTAGGGCTTCATTCTATCCATAAGAGAGACTCCTACATTATCGTTAGTATTATAGATAGTACCTATAATCCCAGGATAGCATTTAGAAGGGTTCTCTAAAGATCTAAATTGTAAAGGTCTAGGCTGCATTCTAACGTAGATAGCACTTTCATCATCTACATCGCTAGAGCCTCCTCCAATTTTATGGCCTTCCCACCACTCATTTACCCACAAAATTTCAGCCTCTTCTCCTTTATCCTCTTTTACCTTGTAAGTTTCATCAAAAAGCTCGTACTGCTCATCCCCAAACTCATCGTAGAACTTTACCTTTAGCATCTTACGTAAAGATTTCCAATATACCTTACTAACTCTTATATTACCGTCTTTATCAAAAGGAGAGCCGTAGTCTAAGTTATTTTCTAGTAAGGCTAAATCTATAGCGTCATCTACATTTAAAGCTAAGTCTGATTTACGCCCAATATCAAGACCCTTGGAAGATCCTGTGGTTCTACCCGAACCCTGCTCTATTTGAGTTACTTGGGCGGGAGTTAGATACTCGTGATAATCGTCTATAATCTTTCCTGGAGAATGGTATCCTGTAATAGTAATAACATCAGAGTCTTCTATATACGGAGAATCCCCCGATCTAGCTGTAGCTACATTTAAAGGGTTTAATCTATTAAAAACAGGTTCTCCTGCAACTATATCTACTTGATAAATCTCTTCCGCGCAAATAAAAGCGTCCTTTAAACCCTTAGACCACTTATAGTCCATTCTCAAATGCTTAGTCAGGTATTGTAATATTCTAGTGGAAGTTACTTCTCTTAAATCTTGGTACTCGTAGTTAGCATAATTGCTAAATCTTTTAAGTTCCTCCTGCATCTTATCCTCAGTAAGATTCTGATCTTGCAAGTGGGACTGCATCATTTTAGAAAACTGCTCTTTTAACTCTACCTCTTTTTGGCTAATCGCATCGTCATTTAAAACTCTTACCTTCCAATCAAATTTACGGTTAATAGCTTCCCCAACTAATAGATCTATCTTAGGGTTACATATAGGGTAATTTTGTACCTTAGCAGGAGCTTCCATCCCTAGGACACCTAAAGGATTGCAAACCTGCTCTATATCAGACTGGTCTAATATGTCTGAGTATAGGTCATAATTAATCCTTTTGTTTCTATAAGATTTTCTAATCCCATCGTTTATAAACAAACAAGAGTTCTCTCCCGCGTCTACGCAATTCTTTCTCCATTGCTTATTTTTTTGCGCTAGAGATTTTTTCTGGGAAGGGAAATCGGACTTACTTTCGTGACTCATATCTTAATCAATTACTAAAGATAATAATTTAATTTGACAATTCCAAATTTTTAACGCTATTTTTTATAATTTCTTTTAAAAAAATCGTCATTAGCTAATGTTTCTACCTTTTCTACTTGCGTTTTCTCGAAAGTTAATGTTTTATCCTCCTTAATGATCATCACCATTATCATTGCAGATACTCTATCAAAGTTACCATTCTTTGGGTGGAAATTCATTAATTCCTGCAATAACCCTTCTGAGGATATTGTGTGGAGGTTTAATATCTCGCTACCCTCTTCCTCCCCATAAGCCGGTTCTAGTAGCCAGTCTAATATTAATCTTAATCCATGGGCATTTATTGGGGCAGAAGCTACTGTACCTTTCCTCCTGTTTCCCACCTTACTTATCGTTATATCCGCCACATCCTTCAAAGACTCTGGAGTATCGCATAGTAAGTGAGTAGATTTCTTTATATCATAATAAGAATAAAGACCTTTCTTATTTTGTTCGTAGTTATGGGTAGTTTTATAAAAAATATTTAGCTTCCTAGTTATTTCATAAAATTCACTTGCCCCTCTACGCCCTGTATACTCAGCCACAATTCTATTAGTCCACATATCCAAAATAAAAGTAGACCCTAAAGAATTAGTTTGAGACTCATCATCATCGTAGGTATCTGTACCTTGTAAGTATCTATTCTTATATACCTCCCCAGAAGCTGTTTTCTTGGGCATTTCAAAAATCTCTATAACCCCTGGCTTATCTTTATTGTTTTTTATAGGGAACTCTCTAACAACTTGGGTAGCGTTAGTGTTAGTCCATTTTAAAGTACCGTCAGATTTAAATACTAACTCTCCATACCAATGAGCATTTTGATATTTATGAGGGTTAGCTCTAAGTTCAGCTAGTCTCGCTTTTAGTTCAGCTTGTGGGAACATGGATCCATGAGCATTTAGAAACATCTCAGAAGGTACTAAAGGATAGTTCATCATCTCTAAAGACAAAGCAGACTGATCTGTAGCCTTTCTTTTCTCCTCTCGCCTATCTTTATAATGCTCCAACGCACTTTCTACATCCGTATTACCTAGTTCGTCCTTATAATTACCATCCATATAGTAAGCAGGTACAAACCAACCTACTTGACCAGTCCCTTCCCACTCATCGTCAAAAGGTAGTATATTAAACCCTCCTGGATCTCTAAACAGTATCTCAGTCTCCTGAATTTTTTCTACGTTACCTCCAGTCCCAATGTAAACAGCCGATCCAAATTTAACTGTACCATCTTTCATCATAGTTGCTTCATTAGAACCATGTACCGTTAACGCATTATCTAAAAGCCCTATCTCTTCTATCGCGTGGACACTATAACGTCCCCCTGCGGCAGCTTCACTATTATCTTTGTAACAAACATGCTTTAGCGAAGTTCCCGAACCTTTCTTACTCCTCTCTCTACCTTTTTTAGCTTCATATTCCCACCTATATGGATTCTTAACATTATTAGGCTCTAAAGTACCTGAAGTCTTTTTCTTAAAAGGTGCAGGTTTATAGTCATAAGTCCCAGGGGCAAAATCTCCCGACAGATTATCGTGGGCAATTTTAAACTTCTCTAAAATCTCTGAAGACTTAGATGTTAAAGCGGCTCCAATACAAAGCTGCGCTCTAGGTGCTTTTGCCCCTAAAGTGTAGGTCTTAACTCCATCAAATAAAAATTCATGAAGTAATACTCCTACCCCCACTAAGTAAGATTTACCACCGCCCCTAGCTCCTAGAAGTAATATATCTCTCGCCTCATTAGAATACATTGCCTTCCCTAAAGGTTTGTCAAATAATTGTCTTAAATATTCTCTAGCTGGTACGTACGTTTTTAAAGTTCCATCTTTCTTGTAATTAAATTCCCTTAATCTCTTCTTTATTCTAGTCTCCTTCTTCCTGTACTTCTTGATGTCCATGTTGAATTTTTGTGCCTCCAACTTCTCAAGAGCCGAAACTCGTCTATCACATGTAAATTCTTTATCATCCTCAAACCCTGAGAAACCCCTAGCCTCTGCCCAATTATAGAAAAATTCCCACTCAAAGTCTCTTAGGTGGGGTCGGGCTAATATTTTAGGAGCCGTTTCTTCATCATTATCATCGTTAAGTTCAATAACCCCGAAGTTACAGTAGAAGTAAAGATTAGAAGGCATATATCTCCAAGAGCCTTTGTGAGACTCTTTAGGTTCTTTATGGTCTATAGAGCATTTAACCTCTTGGCTATCTATACTCCAAAAACCTTCAATACATCTTCGTTTATGTAATCTCCAGTACCTTCTATAGTCCATAGACTGGGGATGGAGAGAAGGTATCTCTCCTATTAGAAAATTATTGCGGTTATTTATTGTTATGAAACTCATTAAACAATTCCTTCATCGGTTGCTGACTCTGACTCATTCCCACGTAATCTCGTTTTATTGCTCTCCTCTGCCAACATACCTTTGATCTTGTCTAATTGCTCGTAGATTTTAATAGTACTAACCATCATCTTATCTAGTTGATCTGCCGTACCTTTTATAGTTCTACCTTCTACGTAAGTATCTAGAGAGTACTTTGTCTTGTCAATGAAGTCCCCTCTCTCTGACATTTTCTTCTGTATTCTCACTAATTCCTTCTCTGCTATGGTTAGACATCTATTTGTATATTCCTCTATTAGAAGGACAGTATCTTGGTGTTCCCAGTCAAAAGCCTTATCCAATAAAAAGTCACTAGAAATTAGTTGCTTCTTAATTTTATCAGATTCGTTTCTCCAAGGGTTTTCTTCGTTAGGGTCGCAGTATAGTACTATTGCCCACATCATAGTGGATGATGTCTTCTTGCTCTTAGTCCTATCCTTATCGTAAAGATCTTTAAAAGCCTTTACAGTCTTCATCATAGGATTTATCTCCCAAAAGTTTAAATCTGTATTAAAATTTTTAATTAAGGATTCCAATATTAGTCTTCTTCGTTAATTCCTGTTAATCCATCTCTCCATAGAGTATCACTCTGATCAGTAGTAAAAGTTAAATCACAGCTAGAGCATTCATAGTAGTATCTAATCCCTACATAGTTCACTCCCCCCATAGTAGTATCGGTGTTAAATGATTTAATATCCATACCATCCTTACAGACTGGGCAAGTTTTTTTATCTAGAGAACTACTCATATTATTTGTCTATTTTTGCTACCACAGTCTTAGTGGTTAATATCATATTAGCTGCGGAGAAAGCGTTTTTAATTGAGGTTTTTAAAACCATCGCGGGGTCTACTAAACCTTTTTCCTCCACATTAGTAATTATTTCCTCAGCAGATCCTTTAAACAACAAGCTTAAAAGATCTTCGATAGCGCACAAAACAACCGCTTCAACATCGTCACCTGAGATAGCCAAAGAATCTAAGGTCAACCCTCCCGCAGGTACTACACCTCCGTTAATAGCCGCATAGGTAGCTCTAACAGTGTCGTCTAACCTATCCTTCTTCTCCATAACATCAACCTCATTAGACCCTCCTACATAAATAATAGCAGACCCTCCCGTCAACATAGCTAATCTTTTTTTATAATTAGGAGCTAGGCCGTCTTTATCTTGCTCTATCTTTGTTTGGTAATATTTAAGCCTTTCAGAAATATCTCCTTTATGGCCTAAAATAATAGTCTCCTGAGATTTTATCTCAATAGAGTCTGCCTCCCCTAGTAACTTCTCATTTAAACCTGATATACTCCAACCTGTAGCTTTATCAAGCAAAGTTGCTCCCGTAGCTACTGCAATGTCTTTAAAAGCGTCTTGCCTAGCCTGAGAGATCCCTGGCGCACGTATAACGTCTATAGGAATACTTTGGGTGTACTTGTTATAAGCTATAACTTCAGAAGCCCCTTTATCCATATCATTAGCTACTATTACTAAAGGACTCTCTAGACTTCCCGCTAATGTTACTAACTTTATAGCGTCTTCTCTACCCTTAATATCTAGATTAGTTACTAACACTTTAGGGTTTTCATAGAGAGAAGAAGTTCCGTCTTGATTCCTTAGTTCAGGAACTATGTTAGAAACTTCAAGTCTAATACCTTCAGTAGTTTCTATGTAGGTCTTATACTCCTTAGAGTTCTTAACAGATACTACTCCATCTTCTCCTACCATCTCATAAGCCTCGATAACCAATGCCGCTAACTGCTCATCTCCGTTAGAGGATATTGTAGCTACATTAATCAAATCTTCTTTAGTGGCCACCTTCTTAGTTATAGCGTCTACTTGAGATATAAAACTCTCACAAATACTAGCTAACTCTCTACTAAGCTCTCCAGCAGATAGAGATAGATCCATACAATTCTTAACTAACAAAGCTGTTAATAAAGAAGTTGTAGTTGTCCCGTCTCCTGCTAATTCAGCGGTAGCTTTAGCTGCTTGCTTAATAATCTCAATTGCTACGTTCTCTATAGGATCCTTAGCTCTTAAATCAGCTAAAGTAGTTACCCCGTCTTTAGTTACGTGAGGAGTGTTTAGCCACTTTGTTATAGCTACGTTGTTCCCCAAAGGTCCGTAAGTAGTGCCTACTACATCTATAATAGTTTGACAGCCCTTTAAAAGACCTTCCTTCACTTTCTCTCCAATAAAAACTTCCGTGTACTCTCCCTGTAAGTTTACCATCTTCCAATAAAATCTCTTTCGCTTAACATTATGTACTTCTCCTCAGAAACAAACGTCCATTTATTAGGGTTTGCGTTCTTTATAATCACTACGTCTCCTTTTTTAGCCGCAGAACAATCTGGACCTACAGAAAGGATCTCTATATTATCCCAAACCCCTTGTAGATGTTCTCTTTTGTATTCTTCCCTGTCCTTCTCAGGAATTAAAGAAAGTTCGTCTTCAAACTTCTCCATAAACTCTCCCGACAAAGGATTCTTAATTACTACGTTGTCCCAGTAAGGTACTGGCAATTTGTCCACTTCCATCTTAATTTATTTAGGTTTAACATATGATTGGGCATAAAGTTTCTGGCCTGAACTACTATATAGTACAGAAGTAAAAACTAAATTCCCTTTTTTATTTCTCTTTTTGTGAGCCTGAACCATTTTTTGACGAAATTTATACTCTTCAAAAGTTTCTCCGTCAGATTCTAGCCTCGACCCTACGTAAGAATTTCTAATAAATAGACCTTCTATTTGTATAGCCTCCATACCTCCTGGAGTAAGTACCTTCTCTGGGGATGATTGTTTTTGTGCTTCGCTCATATCTCTACTAAATATTTTTTGTGTATCCAATAAGGCTTTGTGCCGATTACATCTAATATCTTAACCTTTCCCGCTCTCAAACCTTTTCCTTCTTTAAGTACTATGCATTTAACAGCCCAACTAGGAACTTCTTCAAAAAAATGCGTCCATTTAATACCACTGTAATCGTATGGTATATTAGTTTCCGTTAAATATCCCATCTTGTCTTTTCTTATAGATTTTATACTGTCCGTATATCTTAAAAAAATCTTGTATATCCCAAAAAATTATCTTAGCATCATGAGGAGTGTTGATAGTAATCATAGGTTTATCTACATCTGCTAGTAAAGAACCATTATACTCTTCGAAGTCTAGTACATCCGCAAGATTAACGTATGTCCACGTTATCCTCTTCGTCCTCTCTCCCGATACCGAGTCTTCCTCTATCCAAATCCTCTGCTTTAAATAATCTTCTTTCATGGGCCTGCTTTAAAATGTATATTTTGGAAGGTTTAGCTACCAGTAATCCCAGTCTCTTCCACCTAATATTAAGAAAAGTATCGGACTTCCACTTCACTCCTTTCTTACACGACTCTTTAGTACACAGAAACTGTGAATTACTAATGGCTTCAACTACTTTCTCCTCAAGTCCGTACTTCTCCGCTAATTGTTTAATTATCTTTTGTACCTTTCTCTGCATACTCTATCACTAATATAAACTCTTCTCTCCCTACTTTGATGTGGAGATCTACTTCCCAAGTAGGGTTGTCTATTCTCCAATCCCTAAGTATATTACTTATCCTTAGGTGTTCCTGTAGAAGAAGGTCTAGAGATAGGAATGTTAGTACCGCTGTTTTCTTTCCGCATGTCTTCATTTGCTGCTTTTTTAGCTGCCTTTAATTCTTCTTCGCTAATCCCTTCCAACATAAAGCCCTCATCGTAAATAAAGTCGTACTCCTGATCCTCTCCCTTGTTCATAACTGTATAGTTAACTTTCTTCCCTCTTTAATACAAAATCAAATTGTATTGAGATGTTTTGAGTAGGGTCCTGTAAAAAATAAGAAGGAATCGTATTACCCTCCTTAATAGCCCCTAGTTTTCTCAATTGAGTTAAAGCACATCTATAAGCTGTAGAAGATATATTAAGACTATTCTGGATCTTTATACCAGTATCGTAGTCGAAGACTAATTTAAATCTGTCTTTGGTATCAACTATATGCTTTCTTAGATAAGCCTCGTAAAGTAACTCCGCAAACACCTTCAAAGGTCTTCCTTTGATGCCCGTCATGGGTTGTAGTAACCTCAGTAGCTCTAGAAAGAATTTCTTCTCTGTTGTTTGTATAGTAAGTCTCTTTACCTCCATCTATATATCAAAGATAGTAAAAATTTTTGTTATTACCAAGCTTTTGTTTAAAAAAATCAAGCTAATTACTTCTTAAGCCCTCTATAGGCGGCTTCGAAGATTAAAGAAAAAAGTGTTTTGACTACTAAAAAAGATATAATAGTAGAGTAAGGTAAGATTAAGGCAATTACAAGTTGCCAACAAGAATGGAAGATGAATTGGCTTAGATGCCACCCATCGGTAAGAAATACTAACACAGTAGAAGATAGTGGAAACTTTTCCTTCCTACTACCGTCCTCTCTATAGCTCCATTTATTTCTCCAAGACTCGTTTTTATTCCACCAAGGCTTTTTAAACCTATCCTCAGAGCTTAAATCCATTATAGAGTTAGCTATAGCTGCTATTATTATTATTATAACGTAAAGTACCATCTATTTACGTTTACTAGCTAAGGCTATAAGTGCTATAGTAGCCCCCAAAGGTACTAACCCCAGTATAGCCATATGTAAATTTTGATTAGGGTACTCATTATCTCCCCATTGATTTATAGTGGATACTACAACCCCTAAAGTAAATAGGGAAGCAAAAATTGCTGCTATTTTAAGTTTGTTAAGTTTTTTCATTTTAATTTATCTTTTAAATTACTAAGACGCTCTTTTTCTTCTCTTAACTTATAAGAAACAAATAAATTCATAGCGTCCGCAAACCATAAAAATCCTAATAATCTGATAACTATAGGTAACACAGTGCTGGGAGCTAGTAAAAATTGAAGTCCCACTACTACATGTATAATTATTAATATCGTAGTGCCTAATTTACTTTTTTTAAATTTTTCCCACTTCTTCATTTTAATAGTATCTTTTAATTCTATATACATTTACCAAAGGGTATCAAATATCTTCTTTAAGCCCATCCCCGTCAAAAACCATAAATCTAACCACAGGGTCTTCCATAATCATTTTAGCGTTCTTCACTATAAAGTATTCAGGACTGTCATTAAAGCTAATTTCAAAATTAGATTTCCTTTTTTGTTTCTTTTCCGCTGTATCCATACTATAAAGTTACAAATAAATTTTAAATAAAACAAAAAACAGGGTAAAGGAAAATTACTAGTATTTACCTTTACCTCCAAGCACTTCCATGCAGAGGGTCTGGGAATATTGTTGGGGAGTTAACTATCATCCACTGTTCAAAGGTTAGATTACACTTATCTGTGAAGTACTTTATAGTATATTCTCGCCAATCATCCTTGGTGTGGTCATTTCTTTGGAGCAAACTAAGTACCTCTCCTACGGTGGTTGTCGGTTCTACCGTAATTATCTTTTCATCGGTGTCTATTTGAAATTTGTTCATATCTTTTTATTTTACGTAAGTCCATTCAATAATATCTTCACTCGCAAAAAAGAGGCTTTATTTACTGAATACCACTCATTTGTTAGTTTAAAGTAAACCCTTATATGGTTTTTGTTTTTTTGGACACAAAAAAATAACGAGGTCACTAGTGCCGCTATCGATTAGTATCTTAGGCATCTTCTTCTCTAGCTTGCGCTATTTTAATTTTAACTTGCTCATACACAAATATACTAAAAAATACCTTATCTACCAAATGAACACCTCAGAAGGATATTCCCGTTACGTACTCTCGTAGAGGCTTTACTTCGATATATCCCCGCAGGTAACCCGCGTTAGGTGCTTCTATATAAATAATAGCTAAAAAATCTATAACTCTATTTCTTCTGTATCCCTTACTACCACTGAGACATAGCCTTTTTAATCTCTTTTATAGCCAAATCTTAAACATAATTCCCGTAATCACTACAAATGCTTACAGATACTATACAATCTATACAACCTTATACAAAACTTATATAAATCTTCTTTAAGTAAAATTCATACAATCCTATTTGAAAATCTCTCCTCTCCAGCCCGTCCAAAACTTAAAAAGCTTTGGAAAATTATTAATTTTTGATTTTCAATCGTGTCAGCCACAAAAAACAACTGGAATTTCTCTCAGAACAAAACTAGAACCTTCATCCGCATCTTCTAAAGTTTTGATATTTCATATGTACCTGATCCAAATAACGTCCAACTTTTTTAGGTGTTATAAGTGCTGCCCTGTTCTTATGAGAAGAGAACCTTGAACTAACAAGGAATTATAAAGTAAAGATAATCATAATAAATGACAATTCCAAATTATTTAACACATTTTTTGAGAACATAGTCTAAGGTGAGAATTTAAAGGATTAATCGTAAAATAATCCTTTAAACAGATCCTGCTTTTACAATTAGCGTAAAATAACTCTAAAATAACAAAACCCTCTAGGGAATCCTAAAGGGTCTTGAGAGGTATTTGGTGATTGGTGGGAACTAAAAATTCTTAATATAAAGATACGAAGAATATTTGACAATTCCAAATTATTTAACACATTTTTTTATATTTATTTTTATTTGAGGTATTCTACAACTAAATCATAAGGGTTTTCGCTAGCCCCACTCCAAAACCAAGCTAAATACGTTTCGTCAGTATAATAGGAATGAGTAGAGTATTGAAAAGGACCTTGAGAGACTGTTCCTGATAAACTTATTAATTTATGAGATCCTAAACCATGTTCTATGTAGCCAAAATTATTAGCGGTATTGAAAGAATCTCCCGCAAATCTTTCTAAATATCTTTTCGTACCATCGTTGTATTCCTCTAATATAATCTTTTCTCCTATACTAGGAAAAGGTTTAACAATGTCAGAGATCCTTACTTGGTACTTAGTATTGTTGGAATTTATTATAGGTAGGAAGTATTTATTGAAAGCAGCTTTAATTGTTTTTAGTCTCATGCCTTTTGTTTTAGTTAAAAAACAAATATAAGGCTTTTTTTAGAAAATTGCAATTATTTTCGACTATAGGCAGAAATACCTAGGTGAATGGTTAATATTCTCTATTATAAGATTTAATAGAGGGCTTTAAACCTGCTTATTTTTGCAGGCCTAAAGCTTTTATATGACTTTGTATACGTTCTTTTAAGAAGTCTAGTACACATTCTTTTAGTCTAGCATTTAAAGGGTTTATATTTAAATCTTTAGGACCAAGATCTCCTGACTCTACGCTGTGTAAATCTTGTAGATCGTTAATAAGAGCTTGTAGTATTTCCCCTTCGTTTAACCCTACATCTCCTATACCCCCGCTTTCCCCCGTCATACCTTGTTCTGTGGAAACACCTTCTTGTCCAGCAATTAAAGTTTCTAAGTGGATATTGGATATAATCTCTCCCGCAGTTTTTGGTGACTTTTTTATAGCTCCCCGTATTTCTTTTATGAAGTCTTCACTTAGTTGCGAATCTTCAGGGTCTCCCATTCCCACTTCTCGCCATGAATCTAGAGGGTTTGTATAGTTGCTGTCGTCTGAGGGGTTTCCTATGTCTTTAAATAAGAACCTACTAGATTCCATAGTTTTTGAGTAGTTCGGTACAGCGTCTCTTATTTCTTCTATAGTAGGGTTTTCTGTATCTTCGTGTTCAAAAGGACTCCATGTTTTTAATTTATGTTGGTGGTACCCCTCCATAAAGTTCATCAGGCTTTTCATATTGAAACCTTCAGGTATCTCTGTAAATCCTATATACTTTAAATATTTTTCTACTCCTTCAACTAAAAACTCCTTAGATTCTATAATAGGATTTCTTTTTTCCCACTGTTTGTAGTGGTTTTCTCTTGCTTCTCTATTCTCCTTTTCAGAAAGGTTGTAGTTATAGAAAGGAGGAAATGGAGGTACTATATCAGCTATATTGCACTTATGACCGTGTACAGCCATCCCCTCCAAAGTATATCTAGGTAGGTCTCCCTTCTTTACACCGTTTTCCAATATCATATATGAAAGTTCTGAAATACACCTTTCAAAGAAGTCTCCATCTGTTTCGCCATATTTCTGGCAGAGAGTCGCTCCACAGTCTCCTAAATCAGTCTGTTTAATATTAAACTCTAATCTTTTATTTTCCATCTTGTTTATTGTTTAGTAATTTACAAATCTCTCTCCCAAGGTCTTCTTCCTTTTTAAAGAGAGCTATTAACTTATCTTTGTTTTCTAAGAGGTCGTCAGCAGTCTCCATTAAATATATTTTTTCTATAGAGTAATTGCACCTCTCACTGTAGAGCTTCTTTATCTCTGCTAGTAGTTTATCCTTTTCCATATACAAATATACAACTTTTCTTTCTAGTAGGCAAGTATTTACCTATAAAGATTTTAGTTAGTAGGTGCATATTCTGGTAGAGTTATACTGTAAAGGTTATAGAATGAAGAGTGTCCAGTTTATTATGGGATTTAGTGGACATTTTTTGTCCCGTATATATCGTATAGTTGGGACAGACTCTTAATCCAATTATTGCCAGTTGTTTTATTTATTGACGTTTTTTAATTTTTTTAAAATTTTTTGGGGAAGTGGGGATTTTTAAATTTTTTGTGAGAAAGTGAGAGTGGAGACCACCTATACAACTCCCCCCCTTTTAATTATTGAGGGGTCATACCCCCCGTGCAAAAGGAAATTGGGATTAGGGATTTGAAGTTGGGTTGTTGAGCTTGATGATCCTTTGATTACATCTTATGTATTGTATGTGTATATGGGGTGGTGGTATCTATCGGCTATGTTGAGGGCTTATGCGTCAGCTCTCGCTCTTGTTTGTGGGGAAAATGGGAAAGTGGTTAATTGTATTACATTGTTATTTGTTTGGTGGTTGTATAATTTACTTTATGGTATGGATATGGTAAATAAAGTTGTTCAAATGTTTGGTAGTTATAAAGATAAGTCGTATATTGTAGTATGATTAAAGATAACACACTATACGATAAGATGATGATGTTGACAGTTTGTAGTCATATGCAGGATGAACTTCTTGATATGTGGAGGCAAGATAAGGCTATTACACAGCAGCAATATGAAATACTTAAAGAATATTGCGAAACTTTGTAACCTTTAACAAATAAATAACGTATAATTAATATAACCAACAACAAAGATTATGACAACTACAAACGACAAAAAGATTACCGACTTTTTAAAAAAGTTTGAATCAACCCACCTAGCACTAGTAGATTATATAACTACCTCAGATATCGAAGATTATGATAACGCTTTTGATCTTATCCAATCACGTTTAGAAGATGCAAGGGCTTTTGATATAGAAATAATTTATTACCATGTAGCTATGGATTATTTATTGGAACATGACCCTTCGTTGACTGATAGTCTAGATATTGCACAGGAAATGGGGTATACAGCTGAAAATCTTAATAGTGAAGTACTAGCCTCTTTGTTAGCTAGTCAAAAATGTAGAGAAGATTTTGAAGAATGGAGAGAGGAAATCACAGAGTTTTTTGATAAACTGTAACCTTTAACAAACAACCAACGTATACTAAGTATATCGCATAGCCAACGGAAGGCAACGGATGATAGCCCGTTTTAGTGTTCGAACCACTTTTATGCGACTAACAATTAAAAACAAATATTATGGTAGCAATAATATATATAACAACAATGGTAGTAGTAGCTATTATTATGAGTATAGTAACCAAAAATAAAAACAAATAAAATGGTAGCAATAATTATAACATTTATTTGGATGTGCATCGTACAACTAGTCGTTAATAACCCTGAAATGTTTAACCAAAAATAAATAAAATGGAAAATACTAAACAAATACTTAAACAAATCGTTGAAAGAATTGAAGAAAAAAAAGTACATAAAGAACAATTAAACACCTTTGAAATAGGAATACATACAGGAATAAATGAAGCCCTTATTATAATAAGGGAAATGCAGTTTAAAATAAAAGCTTATGAACTTTTGAAAGGAAAAACTGAAAGATAAGTGAGACGGGGGATGTAGACCTTCCAACCCATTTTCAAGCCTCATCAAAACACTCAAAAACCTACAAAAAGGTTTCCGAACCATAACTAAAAACAGAAATTATGAGTTTATTATACAAAGACCCTAAAGACGTAAAAATAACTTGTCACATAAAGCAAGAAGAGGGTAAGATAATATTAGGTTTTACAGCGGATTGTGGTAAGTTTGGTACAGAAGAAACGCTAGATCACTACGTACTAACTCCTAAAAGATTGATACAGATATTACAGGATAGAGACGATTACACGGAAAAAGAACTATAAAATCTGGGAGAATGACCTAGGGGGCCCAAAAAACAGAAAAGAAAAAAAAGAGATGCAAACACTTAAACAACTAACAGAAATAGAAATTATTAACGAGACTGTAGAGTACTATATTAACAATCCAAGATCAATATACAAATTTATTAAGCTCTTGTGAAAAATAACAAACTATAGGGACTTTAAATTCAAGCAGTTAACATTAAATAAATAAACAAAGTGAAGTAATTAACATAGATATATGATTTAGTTTACTAACGTTTAGTATAAGATGCAACGCAGTGACCCGTAGGGTGTATTTTATACATTGTTATATTTTAGTACGGGTTAATAAAAACAGAATATTATGGATATGAAAATGCACGAAGCGGTTTTAGATAATGTTAGAGAAATAGAAAGAAGTATGCGTGTGCTTGTTAAAATACCAAGAGATGAAGAAGATAGAATTGTAGTTAATGCACTTATTAGAATTAGAAACTCTGACGTAAATGCACGCAGTGATATGAGCCACTTTGATGATGTATTAAAGCACTATTTAACCGCTGACGAATTTAAAAAGTACGTTATAGATAAGAAAGAAATTGAGTATTAAATATAACGGTTTGGCTATGAATTGAAGCCAAGTAAAAATGTTCAATTTTATTACAAAACTTAATAGGCTTTTATTTATAGCCTGTGTTAGCATTAGTTGATTATGAATTACGAACAACGAAATAAAATAGTGGTGACGTTTAATGACAGTACTAAAATGGAAAGTACAGGTAGTTCTTCTGGTATAAAAGAACACGATTTACAGGAAGATTTAAAATGGATAAGTTACACCCTGCCTTCTTATATTAGAGACAAAGAAAAAACAATGATGGACGTTAAAAGCATTGAGATAGTTTTAAAGTACGAGACTAATTAATGCTAATGCCGAAAGTAAAATTTCGTTTTAATGAATTTTAAATTTTGTTAGCGTTCGTTTATGTGCGTTGACAATAAAACCAATAAAATGCCTAAAACAATAGATACGCCAAGAGATGAGTTGATTTGCGGAAAATTAGATTTGCTTACAGATTTAATAAAGAAAGGAAATGTAGTTGATGCAATATACTTAATAGATGATATTAGGTTTGACGCTCAAAGGATGGAAGCAAAGCTAATTATTAGAAAACAAGAAGCGTTGGCAAATGAACGCTAACGACCGAGTAAAATTCTGTTTTAATGAATTTTATTGTGGGTAACGGTTTGTGTATGGCATCGTTTTAATGTGCTACACACATTGTTAGCTACTGTAAGCGGATTAATAAACTAAAATTAAATAAAATGGAAAATAAATTAACAGAACAAGACTTAAACGACTTAAAATATTTTTGGCAAGCAAAAGAAGATTTAGAAAGGTTAAGTACTTTTGAAAGACTCATGCCTATTCTTGAAAAAGAAAAACCCGAAGTACTAAAAGCGTGGAATGATTACAAAGCAAGTAAAAAGATACTTGACATTGTTATAGATAGTTTATTGTAGCTAACAACAACCTAAAATTACGTTTTAATGAATTTTAGGTTGCGTTGTAACCTTTTATAAACTCAACACGTATACTCAAATAAAAAACAAACCATGAAAAAACTAATCACAACACTAACAATCGTTTTAATAGCGATAACGACATTCGGTCAATTTCCAATTAATGAGGAGTTCGACCCAGGTACAACTTGGGCTTTCACCAACGGAGCAGGAATACAGAACTATGGAGGGGGTGAGAATTACGGCACTTTTAATGTGGGTAATACTCCTTACCCTAATTCATCCACTATACTTATTACCAGCCCCGTGCTAGACTTATCCACATGTGTTGAGGGTCTATCTATATCTTTTGAATTATACGGGCTTATAGAGCGTAATAGAGACTTTGTTTATTTTGAGTATTACGATTCTGGTTCTTGGAATGTTGTAGGGACATATACAGGTAGACAAAATAATTTTTATTCTTTTGAGACGATCCCTAATTCAGCCACAAGGCTTAGGTTTAGAATGGAAACCAGTAGATTCAATAATTCTATTGGTAACTTTCTCTATTTTTATGATATAACATCAGTACACATCAGTTGCTCAGGAATTTTACCTGTAGAAATGTTAGATATGAATGTGTATAACGAAAATAACACTAATATTGTGGAATGGACCACAGCTTCTGAGATTAATAACGATTATTTCTTAATAGAACGATCTACAGACGGCTTTAACTGGTCAACCATCGCTACAGTTGATGGGAGCGGTAACACAACTACAGAGATAACCTATAGAGCTGAAGATAACAGCTATGGAGCAGGGATTAATTACTATAGAATAAAGCAAGTTGATTTTGACGGTCAGTATGAATACTTTGATATTATGTCAATTAAAAATGTTGTTGTACAGAAAAGAGAAATTGGTAGATGGAATTTATCAGGACAAAAGATTAGTAAATCACAATACCACACACAAACACAACCATATATTGTAAGATATAGTGATGGGACAAGTAAAACAATTAAAATCATAAGACAATGAAAAGAGAGGTATATTTAGGATTAGCGACAAGGATAATAGTATTCTGTATGACTGGATTTCTATGGTCGTTTATTGGGGATTATATTCACCCACACATCACTAACGGGGTTAACGAACAAGGTCATACATTATTCACGGCTAGATACTGGTGGTATCACTCGATGATGTTTTGTTTGTGCTGCTTGACTGGAGTTAACTTATACATTCAATGTACAAAGTTAGTTCGCAAACATTACCCAAGTATTCATTTTTAATGATAAATAATTCATTAACATCTAAAAACTCGTTATTTGAATCATATCTGATACAGAATAAGCGGAATTGTATAGAGTATAGTACAAAATTGAAGCAAATATCTTAATTAAATATTAATCAATAAAAATTATGAAAACATCAGACTACAAAAGTTTTTCCTATCTTGAAAATGGAGAGGTTCTTTTTTCAGAATATGATACTATTAAATCTACAAAGAAATTAGAACAAGGTTCTTATCGTGTAAACTATGAAGAATATCCAGACCACATAGTCACACTAAAAGTAGACTCTGATTTTGAAACGCCTAAAACACATAGTTTCTCAGGTAAAAAGAAATTAGATACATTGTTCTCCTCTTTCTTTGATAAGAAGATTCTAGAGACGGTAGAAAGTATGGGGTTTTGTCATAAAGTAGGGGTTTTGCTATATGGGACAGAAGGAACGGGTAAGAGTACTATAATAAAGCATTACTGCTCTAAGGCTATTAAGGATAACAAAGCAATTGTTTTCCACTTAATATACAAAGGTTCTTACATTTCTAAATGTTGGGAGTTTATACAGAGTATAAGAGGAATACAATCAAACCCTATAATTGTTGTCTTTGACGAGTTTGACCAACAAATGAATGAAAATGAAGGGTTTTTAAAGACAGCTATTGACGGCAATATGAGCATTAGTAACTGTATATTTTTTGCAGCAACTAATTATATTGATGAGATTCCGAAAGCAATGAAGAATAGACCCAGTAGATTTAAATACTCTTTAAAAATAAAGGGTGTAGAATCTGAGGAAGATATAAAAGCAATTATCAGTAATGTTCTTAAAGGCTCGGTAAAGAATGTTGATATTGATTCTATGGTTAAAAAATTAAAAGGTAAAACTTTGGACCAGATAAAACATCGTTGTCTTGATGAACTAATGAATATAGATAACTACGAACCAGAAGAAAAAACAATTGGGTTTAAAAAACAATAATCATGAGGGCAAAAACAATAAGTATATTATTAGTAGGAATATTCTTTCTACGTGCGAGAAACGTAAACGCACAAGTATTTAAAAAAACATACAAATTTGAAACATTCTTCCATCATAATATTGCAAATATGGTAAATGAGTGTCAGTACTATACATTCTTACATATTTCAACTATGCGTGAATATAAAGAGCCTATACAAGACGCCGTTGACGCAATATTTAAAGATGGAGATCGTAATAGAAAACCCGATGATCCAACTATACTATATCAGTATTGTAATGATAGCTTAAAATTATATCTATATACTGCCCAAGATATTACACCAACCCGTGCAATTTCTATGATTAAACCATACACACCCTATTATATTAAAATATCATTCAAGCGTAGTAAATATAACATTATAATAAGTGAGGGAGAATTTGGTAAAATACATAAAAAAGTTAATAAATGTGTTATATTACAGCCCCATGCATACGCGATACCAGAATATAAGTATACCGCACCTTACCATTTATTCCAACTTGTAAAATAAAAACTATGAAAATAAAGATAATCAAAGAAATATTTGAAGCAGGCGCACAAGCAGCTATCGATTCAATAGATCCCGAAACAGGGGAGCGTGATAAGAAGGTTTACGCTCAAATTAAAAAGAGTTTAGTGGATAAGTATAAGAAATGTTCCGAAGAAATAACAACTACTAAAATATCTAAATCCCATGCGGATACACTAAACAAGAGATTAGAAGACTACGAAAATAATCCCAACTCTGTTATCAGTAGTGAGGAGGTTCATAGAAAAATTAAACAAAAGTATAACATTAAATATTAATTATGGCAGCAACAGTAACAATAACTCTTGAGGAGTTTAAAGGATTGGAAGATAAAATAAACCGTCTAGAGGAAGGTTTAAAGAAAGTATCTAAAGATAAAAAATCAGTAATCATAGAACAGGGACGAAGTACCTTAGGTAGAGAGTATTTAACAGGGTCAGAAGCGGTTTTAGCGATAACGAAGGAACTAAAGTATTTTGTAGAGAGTAGAGAATCTTTAATAGAGAAAAATTTAAGTTTAAAAATACAACTAGAGGAAGCGCAAAGCGCCTACAGATCCTTGAAGAGGGAATTAAGTCATATGACAGTCAGCGAGTTTAGGAAATGGAGGAAAGAAAATAAATAAAAATTTGGAATTGTAAAAATAAATCGTATCTTTATATAAATTAAAACAGCAAAGTTATGGTACACAAGACAGTAGCAATATTTAACAGGGGGGAAAATTACCTCGCGGAACTATCTCACAAAGAAGGTATATTTCAAATGATCCAACCCCTTGATAAAGAATGGCGAGGTAGTAGTATAGTTCCAGTAGGAGTGTATCAAACTATTGATATTGAAAAGCAGATTATCAAAGGTAACGTTGAATTTAATAGTCTGGGAGATGAGTTTATTGTAATCGGAAAAGACTGTTACGTAGTTATCAAGGCTGATATTGACGACCAAGACACCATTAACGGGATAGAGTTAGTAAAGGCAGGTAGTGAACACCATACTACTATCAACAACAAATCAATTTTAGAATTGCTTCAAAAGGAATTAGAGGCTTTAAAATAGAAATTATGAAAGCATTAACTAAGCAACAGATCAAAGAGCTTGTTTGTAAAAAGTTTACCAATTTAAGCAAGGATGAGATACTATTCTTATTAGAGTTGGCTTATCGAGACGGGGTTTTTTGTAGAGACGTTAATCCTGAAAGACCTCTTTTTGAAATAATAGATAAAGGCGAGATTTTTGCCAAAGATATTTACGAGATTAAAGAGAGTTTACTAGAAATTAAAAAAATAGACGAAGATGAGGTATAAATCAATTAAAAATGCACTGAAACAGTTTGTAGTGATGGCGGAAAAATCATTTGATATAGGAGTTAGAGTAGGGAAAGCAAACATATCGTCTGAAGAAATAAAGGAGCTTAAAGAGAGTTTTATACAAACTTTAAGGGAAGAGGTTACAGAGGCTTTAAAGCCTTTAGAGGATTCAAATTCTATAGAGGGTAAACTTAAAAAGGATTCATAATAAATTAAAAACAGACAAAAACTAAAATAATGGGAACATCACAAACAATAATTCTTATAGCCGCAATGTTTATAATAGGCTTGTCAGTAGGCAAAAAACAAGGTAAAAAAATAGCCCCTAGTAAGCCTTTAAAAGCTGCTTTTGGGATAGTGTTTGATACTACTAAGGTTAATTACACTGATCTATCTAAAAAAATAATAACTTATACAGCTGCAGGAACTTCTAGATCAGGACCTCAGATTTATTTTACGTACCAAGTCCGAAGTAATGGGCTAAATTTAGGGGTGACTTATGCAGAGGGTAGGGGTAAGATAAACACTAAATACGTAAAATTAACTCATGGGGAACCCTTGACTATATGTATATACAAAAACAAAAAGACTTGGGGATTTAAAATATTAGGGTTAGGAGATTTTAAGAGTAGGTATTCTATTAATTCTTTTATTCCTTGGGTTATAGACATTAACACTTCACAATATTGCGTAAAACCGTATCATTTATTGTATTTAATGGATGAAATATGATAGTATACGTATGGATAGGATGGTTTTTAGTAAGAGGTATTCTAGGTAAAAACAAAAAACACGACGGTATGAGCCTATTACTAGCTCTCCTTCTTGATAATATACTAGGATTGATAATAAACTAAATAAGATTATGGAAAAGTATAGGGTAATTAAGAGTATGTTTACTAAGGAGAAGACTTTCCTGCTCCAACAACGGACTAGGTTTTTATGGTACAGGGGGTGGAAAACAATCCAATCACATAAAGATTTACATTATCTAAACAAGGTAAAAAGAGAACTAATATACAATTAAAATGAGTTATGAAATAATTGATCTACTAGCTAAAGGGGAATTTGTAGGGTACGGGGCTATAATAACCCACTTTGACGGTAGTAAAGAGCTTCTTAAAGAGGGTTTAAATAAGGTGTGTGAGAAATGTAAATACGATGTTAGAACTAAAGCTAGAGAGTTTATAGAAAAGTGTATTTAAAATGAAAGAAAAAAGATACCAAGAATGTAATCCAATACATCAATTATGGCGACGGAGATGGTTATTGTTGATACCTATTAAATACTTATGGCACACTATTTTCTTCCCTATAAAGATAAGGGAGACAGAGATTAAAAATGGGAAGGTAGTAGATACAGATAAGTACTTTTTCGTTGAGGGAGAAAATCTTAAAAAAATACTAAAAGGGTCTGCCCAAATTAAAATGAAACATTACTATAGCACTGAAGAAGTTTTTAAACGAATAAAAGATAAATATGGAATTTAAAAAATATCAACATTTAGAAAGGTTTGGAACACCAGAAGTTCAGAACATAGAATTAGGATTATGCTATATTTTTCCTAAATTAGATGGAACTAATGCCAGCGTTTGGCTAGACAAAGATGGAAAAATACAAGCAGGGAGCAGAAATAGGCACTTAACCTTAGATAAAGACAATGCGGGTTTTTATGAGTGGGCTAAACAACAAAGTTCTTTAATAAAGTATTTAAAGGAGAATCCTACCCACAGACTCCATGGAGAGTGGTTAGTACCTCATGCGTTAAAAACTTATAGAGAAGATGCGTGGAGACGCTTTTATATTTTTGATATATCGGTAGAAAAAAATGCTGAAGAGATTACTCACGAAGGGGATAGCACTATTAAATATTTGCACTATGAAGATTATTGCGGTAAATTGGAAGAAAAGGGTTTAGACTATATTGTGCCTATATGCGCTATTAATAACGCTTCCTACGAACAACTGATTAACCAATTAATTAAAAACGTATTCTTAATAGAAGACGGTAAAGGCGTTGGGGAAGGTATTGTCATTAAAAATTATGATTTTAAAAATAAATACAATAGACAAACATGGGCTAAAATAGTGACCTCTGAGTTTAAGGAGAAACATACTAAAGTTCATGGGGCTACTGAATTAAACAAAGGTAAGAAACTTATAGAAGAGAAGATAGCTGAAGAATTTGTAACTAAAGCTTTATGCGAGAAAGTGCAAGCTAAGATAGAGTTAGAGCAAAGAGGTTTTAGCAGTAAAAACATTCCCCAACTTCTCAATACCATTTACTATGATGTGGTTAAGGAGGACTGTTGGAATTTTATTAAAAAATATAAAAATCCCACTATTAATTTCGGCACTTTAAAACATTTTGTGTTTGTTGAGGTTAGAAATAAACTTTCACACCTATTTTAATTTGTTTTTATAAAAATAAGTTGTATATTGTAGTATATTAAAACAACAACTATGGAACTGATAATCATAAAAGACGGCACAAATGACTTTCTAGTTAAAGGAGAGGATGGTTTTTTTAGAAAGGTAAATTCTAAAGGAGAGTTTATGGAAGGTAGTCCTGTAGAGAAGCTAGAAGGCTTAGTCCATTACTCTGTGGAGGATGTACTAGCTAATAAATGGGGACATTTTGAGGAAACAGACTACGGCCTTTCTTTTATAGTAGATGATGGAGATGATTCGTTTTCTTTTAACGTAGAGTACGATGAAGTTGAGGTAGAAGTTGTTAGGGATGTAGACCTCTATGGTAACTCCCACCAACCAAGTATTAAAGTTAAAGAAATTCAAAGTACAACACTATATTATATAGATGAAAGTGGTAATGAATACTTTATAGGTAAAGACTACACTTCACCAGAATTAGAAAATTATATAAACGAGGAATAAAATGGAAAACAATAGAGAACATTACGGCCAATCAGAATTTGCTAAAAAGTTGAAAGAACTTTTCCAAGAACATCCCACACAATATAAAGATTGTTTTAAGACAACTCAATGTCCTCAATGCAGGAGTACTGTAGAGAATAACGTAGGAAGTAAATATCCTACCCACTGTAGAAATTGTGGCTGGACTAAATAAACAAAAAATATGAAATTATTAATAATAGGACATGGCCGACACGGTAAAGACACTATAGCCGCTATGATTACAAACCATATAGGTCTTACAAAAACAAATTCATCTCAATATGCTTGTGATACTTTCATATACGAAGAGCTTAAAGGTAAATACGGATATAAAAATTCTGAAGAATGCTTTAAAGATAGGTATAATCACAGGAAAGAATGGTACAATCTCATTGCAGACTATTGTAAAGAAGACCCATCTAGATTAGCTAAAAGTATACTTGAAAAAGTTGATATGTATATAGGAATGAGAGCTAAAGACCAGATTGAGGACGCTCTATCTCTAAAATTATTTGATTATATAGTAGGAGTGTACGATCCTAGAAAACCTCTAGAAGGAGATTCTTTTGGTTTTAATCTATTTGATTACGCTGATTTTGTAATTCCTAACAGCGGTACGTTAGAAGATTTAGAGAAAAGGGTTCTTAAGGTAATAAAACCTATAATAATTCGCCGCTACCTATCTGGAAGAATTATCCACCCAGAAACATACCAAAAATAAAACAAAAACTATGAAAAAGCTACTTCTGGGGGTAATACTACTACCTCTGCTATTTTCCTGTAACAAGTTTGAGAATGAATATAAAATATTTACAGTTAAAAAAGGCGAAAACAGATCTGTTAATACCATTCGTTTAATAAATGACTGTAAGATTGAGTTTGAAGCTATTTTTAATCATACAGCTAAATATAAGACGAGGTTGCCTGAAAATCAGATGGACACTCAGAAATTAATAGGGTTTTCCGACTGCGGTAATTTCCACCACGTAAATTCAGCTAGAGTAGGGTTCAGATGGACAGGCGAAAAGTTAGAGCTTAAAACATACACCTATACCAATAAGAAAAGAGATTACAAAACAATAAAGTCTATACCTCTAGACACTCCTATTCGAGGGTTAATAACTAGAAAGGGCGATAAGTACCACTTTTGGGTAGATGGGGTTCATGTGGAGATGGAGGCTAACGATTGTAAGTGTCAGGGGTATACATTGTGGTTGTACTACGGAGATAAGGCTCTCGGGGAATACGCTCCTCACGATATTTCACTTCAGATTAAAATATTGGATTAGGAATTAATAAAAATAAGTTATATACTGACGGTATGAGAAATAAAACTAAAATTTTAACTAATATATCTGGAATTACTTTCGGAGGATTTATTATACTCCAATCCGCGGCTTTACTAATTAAGTCTGGGGTTTTATTAGGTATTTCTGGATTGTGTGGGATTACTTGTGGTATTCTCATAGTAAGGCTTATGTATCTAGACTATAAGAAGGACAAAGAAAGGGTTAAAAAACCTAGAGAAGGTTGGAGGCAAAAATCCAAAGAAATGAGTGAAAATAGTCATGATGAACTCATAATTGACGATGTTTTTGAAGATGAAAACCAGCAACTGTATATAGAAGAGTTAAGAACAGGGCTATATAAAATAGTAATAGAAAACAAAACGGTTTTTACGGGAGATATAGTAGCATGTAGAGCTTGGGTGGAGTTAAAGGAAAAAATTTCGTATAATAGGTAGATTTAAAATTAAGATTATGAGTTGGTATTGTAAAGATTGTAACGAAGAATTTGATTTAGTCAATGTTAGCAACCAAAGGGAACTGTTACTTGCTTTCGCAGGGGGGCTGTATGGAAACCTTGACAAAGAAGTAGAAGAGGGGGTAGTTGATGATTACTTAAACAGCGAGTAATTGTTGCTAACGCATTGTGTATGGTGCGTTTTAATGCACTTTATACGTTGTTAGCATTAGTACGGATTATTAACGAATAAATTAAATAGAATGAGAATATTAGTAGCTTGTGAAGAGAGCCAAGCAATAACAAAAGAATTTAGAAAATTAGGACACGAAGCATACAGTTGTGATTTATTACCTTGTAGCGGAGGACATCCTGAATGGCATTACCAACAAGATGTTTTTGAAGTGATAGATAAAGGTTGGGATATGATGATAGCACACCCACCTTGTACATATTTAAGTGTAGCAGGTGCTTGGGCTATGTATAAGAAAGACGAAAATGGCAATAAAGTAATAAATGAGGTTAGAAAGAAAAACCAAGAAGATGCACTTGATTTTGTTAGAAAATTAATGGATGTACCAATAGAAAAAATAGCTATTGAAAACCCTGTGAGCGTAATTAGTAGCCAAATAAGAAAACCTGACCAAATAGTACATCCTTATCATTTTGGCGACAAAGCGAGTAAAGCTACTTGTTTATGGTTAAAGAACTTACCAAAATTAAAGCATACAAATGTGGTTGAAAAGGGAGAATTTAAAGAGTGGGTAGATAAAAAAACTGGTAAAACTAAAAGACAAGCTACTTGGATTTATGAATGTTTAGCCCAAGCAACAAGCAAAGAACATTTAAGAACATTAAGAAGTAAAACATTTAAAGGTATGGCAGAAGCTATTGCCAACCAGTGGGGTTAGTATTAATGCTAACGACCGAGTAAAATTCTGTTTTAATGAATTTTATTTGGAGTTATGATATATTTAATGTAAATTAGAATTATGAAGAAGATAATAACAATAATATTTTTAGCTATTACATCGCTTGTAGTAGCCCAAACAGACTCAATTAATACTTATGTGTTTGCGGTGTATTTTGACTCACTTAAATTAGACGACACTTCCTACTGTAACCACAACGATTTTGGAGATTTAAATAAAATAGTAGTTAGGGACTTAGGCTGTCCCGTATCCGTAGGTTGGAAATATTGTAAGGACGGGTTAGGACTCTATCTATATGACCCAGATAGGGAATACGGTAAATTAGTGAAGTTAAAAACTAACGTAAATAACTATATAGTTCTTAAAATTATTGGAAATGAGTTTAAATTCATAATCTTCGAGCATAACGATCGGATTAAATTAGATATAAATTTAATTTGGAAGGTGTTCTCAGACAGGGGAGACGACCCTTATGAATTATTTCATATTTTATATGAATAATAGTTGGAAATTAGAAAAATAAATCGTATCTTTATAGTATAAGATTGGAGCTATGAAGAAAAAGAAAAGATTAACAGGAAAATTTACAATGAAGAAACGGTTCTACCGTACAGAGATTTGGGTAGAATTAGAAAACGGTGATTGGAGAAAAGCCACTAAGGCAGATTTGTCTGAAGTGGGGTTTTAGTTAGACAGAAGCCTTAGGAGTTATCTTAAGGCTTTTTTTAAAATTAATTATGGGAAATAAGAAATTAAAGAGAACAGAGCGTGGTTGGGGAGGGCATTATATTTGTGCGCACCGATGTCTATTCAGAAGAAACACTCTCCTACAGTATGGTAAAGTATCTATAGTTGTTAGCACTGTAGGGCTACAAAGAAATTTTAAAGGGTTTGGCTATGATACCGTAGGGCCAGGCAGATATTTTGAGACTATGGCTTTCCACACTAAAAAAGAAGATGCTAGATTTAATGATGCGGATGTTACGAGGCAGATTGTATTTGAATCTGATTGGTGTATAGATAAGATAGACGCAGATGATGAAGCTAATGATATGCACGAAACCGCTGTAGATGAAATTAGCGACAAACTTAAAAAAGGATTTAAATTTAAAGATTAAGATGGAAACTAAAAAAGAGGAACAATTAATGAAGATCACTAAACAAAAGTGGTTGGATTTATTTCATAAGAACGAAGGTATTGATAAACAAGCTTGTCGAGAAGGTATTGAGTGGGTTTATAGTAGGTACTTAAAACTTGATAAACCTGAAATAGTTTTTGTGGATTCTCAACAGGCTGCTCAGAAGTTTATAGAGACTAGAAGTTTGGAAAACAGTTTAAGAGGTCCGTTGAGGGACCATATAAAGTATATACAAAGGCAAGGAGAACGATTCTCTACTGTATTTGATGAGAAAGGTACTCAGACGCTTAAAACAATTAGTAAGAAGGCGGTAGAAGACGTTGTGACAATAAGTGGTGACGAATATTTTAATAAATTGACTTATGAGTATTAGAAAAGTTTGTTTATTATAAAAATAAGTTGTATATTCAAATAAATAATTTAAAATAGATAAAAATGGAAACAGTTAAAAAAGTAAATGTTGCCCCGTCCTCAGATGAAGGTCATTTTGTGGTGGGAGCGGATAATATAATCAACCTAGACCCAGAGTCTACAGAGAGCTTTGTAGTGGAGGGTAAAAGTACCTTAGTAACTAAGAACCACACTACTTTAGAAATGGAAGATAGCTGCTTAATTAATACTCAAGTAGTTTACAACCCCCTGTCTAGGGCGTATGAGAAAGTGAGAGACTAATTTAAAAAAAGATCTATGAAGAGAGATAACATCATAGTCCTAACTAAGGATGAGATTACAGAGACGTGGGGATCATTAACAGAGTGTTGTAGGGAACATACAGAGTTTCCCTACCATTCTTTAAAGACTAAAAAATTTCCTTTTAACTGGGAAGGTTGGACATTTACTAAAGTACCTCATCGTAAAAAAATAAAGTAATATGAGATTAATAAAAGAAATAATAGAGGCTAATATAGCTAACGTTAAAAATAGGTCTATAGTAGGTAAAACCTTGTTAATTTTAGGGATTACTATAGGAGCTGCTGCTATGTTGCAAAGTATAGAGAGAGGAGACTATAATATGATAATTCTAGGAACAGGGTTTACTTGTACGTGGGTATACAGAAATTACGCTAATAGAGCTATAAAAACTGAGATACAGAGACTATTGGCAGAGTTTAAAGAAGCCGTGGTTGAAGAGAATAGTATGAAGAATAGGGGAGGAAATCCTTGAGATCTTTTGTAGTTGCTTTGATACTAATACTTTTTGTGGTAGTAGATACATTTTCTCAGTCCTACGTTTTTATACCTAATAGGAAGAAAAATACTTTATATGTTTACCCGACAGTTCAGTTTAATGAGTTCGGTATAGATTTAGGGGCGGGCTTAGGGTTAACCGTAGACAAGGCTTTTTATGTATCAGTACTGTACAAACAAACAACTAATAGTTTTGAAAATTCTTTTAATCATTATAATTTAGTTACGGGGGATGTGTGCTATCAAACTTTATGTTATTGGGACTGGTGCGCTATAGGTTTCGGTACAAGGATAGGGTTTACTTTAAATGAAAATAGAGGTTTGTACTTAGAGCCTTATGTAGCCTACTTAAGAAATTCTAAGAAAGGGTTAACTTATACCCATTCCGTAGGTTCTTATAGGGGGTTATTTACATACACTTATAGTATATACTTAGAGGTATTAAAAATTAAAAATAAATGAAATGAAAAAAATATTAACAACGTTAGTCTTATCTATTCTCTTAGGGTTAGTTTCGTGGGGCCAAGGTGAACATCTATCTAAAAAGATTACGGTTTACGGTAATGGGATTGCTCAAGTTAATAAGTACGGCTTAGATTTAGGCTTAGGTTTAGGATTAGAAGTTAGAGACGCTGTGTATATCTCTATATTTCATAAGCATAACCTTTCTTACCTTGATATAAAAGACAATCAATATAAAGTTACTGGAGTAGATTTAATGGCAAATATGTCCCCTAATTACGACTGGTTTGGTTTTGGGTTTGGGGCTAGATTAGGGGTAGTGGAGGATAGATATACTAAAGGGCTTTATTTAGAGCCTTACATGATGTTTTTTCAGAATAGTACCGATAGGAAGAAGCAGTTTGTACATTCTATAGGTATTTTAGGAGGTTTTTTTAACTACACGCTCGTATTTCAGGTAGGAGATTTTAGAGTAAAATATAGACAAAGATAGCATGAGTAAGTTAAAACTAAAGTGGCATAAACCTAGGAACAAAACACCTAAGAAGGATCCTTCCCACCTTCTCGGATCTGTCGATGTCATAGCGGAACTAACAGACGGCACAATTAGGACGGTCTACTATAACGATTTTAATATGTGGAGAGATAATGATAGTCATCGTGTTGTTGAGGTTAAAAAATGGGCTTACGTAAAATAAGAAAGATACGAGGAAATTAAAAATAGATAGTTTAAACAAGGGTTGGATAGATAGAGACGTGATAATGTTGCATGCTTGTTTCCAAATCTTAACAGATTATGTAGAAGAAGAATTTCTAGGATCTACTATAGACTATGGATATCATGAAAAATTCATAAAAGAACTGATGTATTTATATAGTTGGTGGAAGGCTTTTAAACAAGATTGCCAATATCTTTTTGAGGAAGGAGTAGCCCAAAAAATGTTAGTTAGGTTAGTGGATATTAGATAACAGATGTGGACATGATAAAGATTAGTAAAAAGGATTTAATAAAGTTTCTAAAAGCTATTAGGAAAAACAAAGGGCCTAATAAAAAACTCAAAAAAGCAGCTAAGAAGTACCTAAAAAACAGTAAATAGTTTGTTTATTATAAAAATAAGTTGTATATTTACATATAACGATTAATTAAAGAGACTATGAAAACTAAAAAAGGATTGTACTTTACAGAAGAAATTTCTAAGGAGATGAAAGAGGTTTCTGGGAAAAAGAAACTCACTTTTAATCTTAGTGAGGGTAATATCTCAGAGGTTTTTAAAAAAGCTGTTACACGAAATAAAACTAAAAAGTCTAATTAAGATGGAAAAGGGAGAAATGTTTGATTTTTACATTGAAAATCATAAGTACGCTATAGATTTAGTAGATTGGCCTCTAAAGCAACTATGGGAATTAGTAGCCTTCGGGGAAAGATTCATATCTAATTTAGATTTTATAGAGAAAAATGGAGATTGGCAGAAAATGTTTCCTAATAAAACCTTATCGGAGTATCAAGAGGAAGTTAAAAGAGTTATTAGTAACTTAAACCAAGTACAAGAGTCTATAGAGGACAAAGAAAAGATGGTTACTTTAGGTTTTTTAGGGCAAAAGAGTTTTATACATTTAAACTAATACTATGGACATTGTTAATGGGTTTTTTGAATTTTTTGGGGGATTATTAGTGATATTAAACATTAAAGCTATCCTTAAACATAAAACTCTAAAAGGAGTTCATCCTATACCTACTTTGTATTTTACTTTGTGGGGAGTTTGGAACTTATTTTATTACCCTAGCTTAGGACAATGGTATTCTTTCGTTGGAGGTTCCTTAGTAGTTGTCTTAAATTTAGTATGGCTTTTATGTATAATTAAAGTAAAAAAGGAGGACAAAAATGGATAGTTTTTATGAATTTTACCGTAAAGTAAATGAGATATTTACAGTTAGAAAAGAGTCCTTCCTATCTAAAGAAACTTTAACTAGAGAGCAGGAGACTTATTTTAAAATAGGCATAGAAGAATGTAGGGAGCTTACACATAAAATTATTAATGAATCTGAGTTATCCTTTGAACATTTCCCAAATATAGAGGCTTTGTGCGAGGAACATTTAGATAGGTTGGGACAAATCGCTAAAACAGTAAGGTAATTATGGTGTATTTAGTCACAAATCAAACAAAACTATGGGAAGAGCTAGGCGACGATATTAAGTTAGCTACCCCTACTCAATTATTAGATTACTTTAAAAATATCGATCTTATAGATTTTGACACAGAGACTGAGGGGTTTGATCCTTACACTTGTAGAATTATATCAGCTCAGTTTGGAGATAAAGAGAATCAATTTGTGGTGGATACTTTAACGGTTCCTATAGAAAAGTTTGAATCTTTGTTTACGGATAAGTCAAAAGTGTTTTTAATGCAACACGCTAAGTTTGATTTAAAGTTCCTTTACCACAAAAGACTAGTACCCGCAAATATTTACGATACCTACTTAGCGGAGTGTGTTCTCCATACGGGAGACAAACTAGCTAAAAAAGGACTAAATGCTCTTACCCAAAAGTACTTAGGAATTTCTATGGATAAAAGTATTCGTCACGATATACATAAACTAGGTCTTACAAGAGAGGTTATAAAATACGCGGCTAAGGATGTAGCCTATCTACAGGCTATCAGGGAAAAGCAACTTCCGCAAATCGAGAATTTAAATTTAGAATCAGCCCTTAAACTGGATAATTTATATGTAAAAGTTTTAGCATATATAGAGTACTCTGGTTTTAAGTTAGACCAGTACAAGTGGAAAGAGAAGATGGCTAGTAACTTAGCTGATATGCAAAAACTAGAGGAGGAATTAAATGCTTGGGTTATAGATAATAAAATGACTAGGTTTATAGAAAGTCAAATGGATTTATTTTCTACGGGAGCTAAGTGCAATATAAACTGGGGGTCCCCTAAACAAGCTGCTCAGTTTTTTAAGACAGTAGGGGTTAACACTACCGTTTTAGATAGGAAAACGGGGATAGAAAAGAACTCAGTAGACGCTAGTGTGTTAAGGCCTCAAAAAGAAAAATCCGAGTCGGTAGGGATCTATTTAAGGTACAAAGCTGCTGAAAAAGTAGTGAGTACTTACGGACAAAGCTTTTTAAACGGGGTTAGTGAGGTATCAGAAAGAATACATACAAACTTCACACAAATAATGGATACAGGTAGGCTCTCTTCTGGGGGTAAAAATAGAATTACTGGGGAGGAATATATAAATTTTCAAAATATACCGTCAACCCCAGAAGATCGGGAAGAAGGTAAAATATACGAAAGAGACTGCTTTATCCCAGAAGAGGGGTATGAATTTCTAGTAGCGGATTATTCTGGTCAGGAACAAGTAGTTTTAGCTAACCAATCTATGGATAAAGATTTACTAGAGTTTTACGATAACGGTTTAGGAGATATGCATAGCTTTAACGCTTCTAAGATATGGCCTGAACTGGGAGAAGACCTTAAGGAGATTAAGAAAAACCACAAGGACAAACGACAAATAGCTAAGATGGGAGGTTTTGCTATTAACTATGGAGGTAACGGCAGCACGGTAGCTTCCAACCTAAACATTTCCGAGGAAGAAGGGGAAAGGTTCTACAATGCCTATATGAAAGCATTTCCAGGCTTATCAGAGTATTGGAAAGGTAATAAGAAGGAGGCCCTTAAAAATGGGTACGTATTATTTAACGATGTTACAAAGAGGAAATCGTTTGTAGGTTTCTTCCATCAATTTACGGATTTAGAGACTAAGGTGAATAACAATATATTTTGGAAAAACTACAGAGAACATAAAGAGAAAAACTCCCTAGTGTTTCAAAACGAACTAAAACCTTTAGTTAAAAAATATTTTAATTTTAAAGGGCAGATAGAGAGGAAAGCTTTGAATTATCCTGTGCAGGGGACTTCTGCGGATATCACTAAACTAGCAGGAATTTATATCTTCAAACATCTAGAAGAAAAAGATTTGCTTTTTAAAGTTTTTATGCCTAACGTTATACATGACGAGATTATGCTAGAAGCTCCTAAAGAGCTTAGTAAAGAGTTGGGGACAGTAGTTAAAAGATGTATGGAAAAAGCTGGAGAAAGGTTCTACAGTAGGGTTAAACTAACCACAGATGTCCATATAGGACAAAGTTGGGAACATTAATATTATGACAGAGAGGGAACAAGTTATTAGGGGAGGGCTAAACAAGTGGGTTAAAGCTGATTATAAAGGTATTCTCAATTATGCCACAGGAGTAGGAAAAACTTTTGGAGCTATCTTAGCAGTTAAGCATGTACAAGCTAAATTTCCCAAGAAAAAAATCTTATGGGTAAGCCCTACCCACACTATAATAGATAATACAGCAAAAGAGTTTATAAAATTTGGGCATGAGACTTTGTTAGAGAGTGTAGATTTTATGTGTTACCACTCAATACATAAAAATCAAGGTAGGGAAGATTCTATAGTAGTGCTGGACGAAGTTCATCATATTACAAGTGAGCTTAGAATGACGTACTTTGAAAATAATTCTTATACAAGTGTATTGGGATTATCAGCTTCCTTAACCAGAGAACAGTTAGAGATTCTTTCTCCTTATATGAAGGTAGTGGATAAAATAAGCTTACAAGAAGCTGAGGAAAAAGGCTTTATAGCTCCTTTCACTATTATAAATTTTCCAGTAACACTAACTAAAAAGGAAAAGAAACTATATGATACCTACACTAGTAAGATAAATCACGTGTACCATAAATACAATAGACAGGATTGGGGTAATATAAGTAAGAGAACTTCTTTACTTTATACTGCTGAAAACAAAATAAGGGCTTTAAGAGATATAATGGAGTTATTTCCAAAGGATAGAGGTATAGTTCTGACAATGAGAAAAGCTCAAGCAGATGAGGTGGAGCAGGCTCTAGAGGGTTGTGTAGCTATACATTCTGGACACAGTAAGAAGGAGGCTAAGAAAAGGCTAGACTTGTTCAGCGATAAAACAAAAGGAGTTAGTCTATTGGCTTCACCTAAGATTTTTGACGAGGGAGCTACCCTACCAGAAATAAGTTTTGGAGTATTATTAGCTAGAAGTAGTAAGGAAAGACAAGCTATACAAACACTAGGGAGGCTTGTACGTACAGATATAGAGGGAAAACATGCTATAGCTATTAGATTATATGCTAGAAAAACTAAAGAAGAGGATTGGGTACAAGAGAGTCAGAGGAATTTTAACGTTATAAACGCATCAAACTATGAACAACTTCGTCATACCATTGAAGAAACCAAAAGCTCGAATTGAGGCTATGGAGACTATGTTGAAATTTATGGAAAGGGAACATTCAGAAATAGTAGACAATAAATTAATAGCGGATAAAATATCGGATTTTTTCCATATTATCTGCACAGAGGAACAAGTAGAGGAATTTAAAAAATAAAGTGATTTGGAAGAAAAGGTGATTCAAAAAGAACTAGATATCATGTGTAGATTAGGAAAGCTACATAAAAATGGAATTACTCCTACAGAATACTGTTTTTTGGTGTACATACACAAAGGGGAAAAATTTCCCTATAATTTACCTAGCGCATTCACAGATAAACTCTTAAAGAATAAATGGGTAACAAAAGTAGAAGATAATTTTGAAGTAACCAAAAAATTTCATATACTTACTAAAACTTTTGAGGAGATAACCACGGTAGACTCTTGGATAGACTCTTGGAGAGACCTTTGGCCTAAAGGAGTTTATACAATGGGAAGGCCTGTTCGGGGAGATAAGCAAGGGTGTAGCGTTAAGATGAGTAAATTTGTAGGCAAGAACCCTGAAGTGAGTAAAGAGGCTATTTTCGATGCTACTAGGCTCTATCTCTACAAAAAGAGTAAAGATAATTATGAGGCTACGGTTTGCGCAGACTACTTTATATCTAAACAAGCTAAGAGGGGTGAAGATGTGTCAGTACTTAAAATGATGCTAGAGGAGATTGCAGAAACGGGGTCTTTGTTAAAGAATACGGAAAATGGTGGAGGATTATTTCATAAAGAAATTTAAAATTATGAGTAAAATTAAAATAATAGGAACGATTGTGCTAACTATTTTGAGAGGTATTATTTATAGGATAGGGGCTTTTTTAATACTTACGCCTTTACTATGTTTAATAGCCGCTTTGTGTCCTCTAGAAGATTTTTTAGAATTTACTAGTATACTAAAGGAAACAATAAAAGAAGATTTTTATCATTAAGACCTTAATTATGGAACTAAAACCCAAAAGAGAATTATGTATGGGAGATTTACACGGGGGTTTCAAGGCTTTACGGCAAGTTTTGGATCGATGTAATTATAATCCTAAAGAAGATTTGTTAATATGCTTAGGAGATTATGTAGACGGATGGAGTCAATCTCCAGAGTGTGTAGATTTACTTATAACTATAAAGGAGGAATCTCAGTTTAAGCCTATTTTTATAAAAGGCAATCATGATGTATGGTGCCAAAAGTGGTTAGAAACTACAGTAGAAGATCCCAATTGGATTCACAATGGAGGAAACACTACTAAAGAAGCTTATGAAAACTTTAAGATGTATCATGATTTTGATTGGGAAAAGCACGTTAAATTTTTTAAGTATTTACATTTATACTATGTAGACGATAAAAATAGGGCTTTTGTTCATGGGGGGTATACCTCAGAAGAAGGTTTAGGAGACGAAAGTAGTTTAACTAACTATTATTGGGATAGAGATCTTTGGGAAAAAAAGGCTGTATCGGGCCATAGTAATTATAAAGGTACAGGTATTATACCTAAGTTACTTAGACCGTATTCAGAGATATTCATAGGACATACTACTACAATGGCTTGGCAGGAAGATAAACCTATGCATAAATGCAATGTTTGGAATTTAGATACAGGAGGAGGTCGTAATGGGAAACTTACTATAATGGATATAAATAGTAAAGAGTACTGGCAAAGTGATTTGGTAAAAGAATTATATCCTAATGAATCAACAGAATAGCTTATGGGAACTTTTGATAAAGCTGTAGAACAAATAAATAGAGGTAGGGACGGTAATAATAAAGGTATTCCCATACCTTTTGAAAGGCTTCGAGGTTATTTACCTGATATACAGCAAAAAACTTATTATCTTTTAGGAGCAGCTACAAAAGCAGGAAAAACCTCTTTAGCTGACGATATATTTTTCTATGGAGCTTACGACTATGTAATCAATAATCCAGATTCAGGCATTACCTTAGATATAGATTACTTCTCTTACGAGATAGATTCAGAGACTAAGATTATCAAAGGGATAGCTAGAAAGTTATGGCATGACTATGGGATAGTAGCGGATGTCAACTCAATACTATCCAGGGGTAAAAATCATTGTAATGACGAGCTTTACGAATTAGTTTTATCTTATAGAGATTATTTTGAAAAAATGCAAGACTGTGTAACCATCCATGATATGGCAGACAACCCTACAGGTATGTATAAGTACCTTAGAGATAAAGCGGAAAAGATGGGTACAATACACAAAAAGAACATTAATAAAGATCCTGATGGGACTCCTATAATGAGGTTTGATAGTTACACTCCTCACGACCCTAATAAATATTGGATTATAATTATAGATCATATTGCTTTAATGGTGGATGAGAAAGGCTCCACAACTAAGCAAAATATCGATAAGATGAGTAAATACTTAGTAAGCTTGAGAAATAACTTTAGAGCTATACCCGTAGTTATTCAGCAGTTATCTTTTAGTGCGGAGAGTGAGGAGAGACAAACTAAGAACAGGCTGACCCCTACGCTAAAAGATTTTGGAGATTCAAAATATACTACTAGGGACGCTAACGTGATTATGGCTTTATTTAGTCCTTATAAACATAAATTAGATAGATTCCAAAACTATAATGTAGGCATAATGGGGAACAGTTTTAGAAACTTTGAAATTTTGGAGAATAGAGATGGGGAGCCTGGGATTAATGTAGGTTTAAATTTTATAGCCCCCTCGGGAACCTTTAGAGAACTCCCCCCAGCAGCGGAAATGGGAGAAGCACATTACGATTACGCAAAAAGTTATAAAAACAATAGAGCTAAATATAGAAAACAAAACGGAGTTTGGGTTGAAAAAATTTAACTAATATGAACAATCGAATTATAGAAGAAATTACTAAACATAAACTGAAAATAAAGGGTTTTGAGAAAGGTACGGGTAGTTCCATAGCTAATAGCCTGTTAAACAGTACTAAAGCCGCTAAAAATGTAATGAGTTGGGAGTTGTATTGTAACCCAACTCCCTACAAGAAATATTTAAATCACGGAGTCAACGAAGACAATGTTGCCTTTACCCAGACTATATTAGAAGAGTTGGGGGAAGATACTGAAGCAAACTGTTTTATAGGAGCTAGTTTTAAGTTGGGGGGTAAAAAGAAACGAGGTTGGGTAGGGATAAAGCTAAAGGGTGAAAGTACATATTATAGGATAATATTTCCTGAGAATGTGTCCGAGAACATGGCTTTAAGGAAATTAGGGCAATTAGTTCCTTCGTTACTTCTGGAGAGGTTAGACCATAAGGTAGAAATCGACCTCCTCATAAATAAAATTTTAGGGAATAATTTAGAGCAATTATGGAAGCGATAGTACTTTTACTAGTGTGGGCAGCTACAGGGTTATGTACAAATTTGATAATTTTACAAGAAGAATATCCAAAAAAGTTGCCAAAGTTAGAAATTATTATTATATTAGCGATGGGAACTTTTGGCTTCTCAATGTTATTGATTTCAATATACAATGAATGGTCGAATAGAAATAATTAAAGTAGCATAATGGAGAAAAGTACGGTTAGGTGTAAATATGACTTACAACGCTAAACGTAAACACAGAAATTTAAACGAGTATGGAAGATATAACTTGGGAATTAAATAACTTAGATTCATTGAAAGAATACATATTTGGCGACCTAATTGGAGAACACAAAAACAAAGAAGACATTAACGAGGCTATTAAGATTTATAATAAATATACCAGATAATAAACATGTTAACAATGAAACACGAAAAATAAATAAAAACTAAAATTATGGCATTAGATTACGGACATACTTGCCCTGACATTGATAGAAGTATAGAAAGATTTAAAAACGATATAGCTAATTATCTTGAAAGTATGGTAGATGATTGTTGTCCTTTACTTGAAGGGGAAGCGAAAGAGGTATTTGTAAAAGAATACGCTGTCCGAATGTATAACGACTTTGAACTAAACTTTGAAGATGTTAGAAAAACAAATGAGGGTATGAGGAAAGAAGCTGGTAGGCAAATAGATTATGCAGAGGAAAGGGCTTCTGATGCTGAAAGTGAAATAACACACTTAAATAATAGAATTGACGAATTAGAGGAGCAAGTTTCGGAACTAGAATCTGAATTAAAGGCAGTAACGTAGCCTTGTTGCTAACGTTTAAGCTAAAATTATGTTTATGAACGAAGAGAATAAATTAAATTTAGGTGGTGTTAGCGGTAGTGCTTTAGAAAAAGCTGATATGTGGTATTGCTTACATAAAAATCACGTTAACAAGCTGTTTAACAGTACAAAAAACGAGTACCCACCAACAGAATTAGAAGACATTAAAAATCCCAACTTATGGAAAGCGGAGCATTGGAGATGGTTTTTAAATAATTACCGCTAACTTGAAAGTGTATGATTAGTAGCTTAGAATAATAACTAAAACAATAAAAATGGACAGAAAAAAATTAAATGAAATATTAGATAAACACATACAAAAGTTTTTTGCAAAAGCACCAACAGCAAGATTTGATGATGTGCCAAACGAAACCTTTATAGATGCTATGGAAGAAGCTATTAATTATACGCATTGTTGTAAAAGCGAAGCTGAACTGTTAAGTTGTAAGTGTGGACTGCTAAAAAGAGAACAAGGCATAGGATTTAGTTGCATGCGAACAGATTGTGATGCAAATACTACAACTTAATTGTTTACAACGACCGAGTAAAATTACGTTTTAATGAATTTTATTTGGAGTTATGATATTTTTAATGTAAATTAGGGTTATTGGCAGTAGTTTTTTGATATTCAGATAGTTTTTTATATATTAATTAATATTGTACATTTGCAAAAGCAAGAAATTGCTAATTCAAAACTAAAATGAAAACAAATTATAGAGCATTAGATATTTCTTCTTTCTTTATTAAGAAAGGTGTTAGTCCGTTGAAATTACAGAAGTTACTGTATTATTCTCAGCTTTGGTTTTTTGTTAAAAATAACAAAAGGTTGTTTAACGACAGAATTCAAGCTTGGATATATGGTCCTATGGTTTATGATGTTTGGGCTAATTTTAAGTTTATGAAAAGAAGTTCTATTATTCCAAGTAATAGAGCTGTGAATTTGGATGTGGATGATATAACTGTAAATCATTTAAATGATATATGGAGGTCTTATGGTCATTTAACAGGTTCAGATTTAGTTGATTTAACTCATAATGATTTACCTTGGAAAAACAGTAGAAAAGGTCTTTTAAGCGATCAACCGAGTGATAAAGAAGTAATTATCAACAAAGACACTACAGTTGATTTTGCATTAGATTCTTTCAATAGGATTCCAGTAGTAAATACACAAAATACTTTAGGTCATTATTCTAATTTTTAGAGTATGGCAAAAAAAGGTTTGAATATAGGTGCTGGTCATCTTTTAAAATTACGGATATGATAAACGAAAGCGGATTATTTTTTATAGAAATACAAAGTGAAGAATACAGAACTTACAAATGGAGTGATGGCTTTGAGGTTACAATAAAAAATCCAACACATTTAAATGTTAGTAAAAGTGGTGGGCATAGGTTGCTTGATAAGGAAGGTAAAAGCCCTTACGTGCAAAGTGGATGGAGGTATTTATATTGGAAAGCATTTGATGGTAAGCCAAACTTTGTTAAGTAATTTTCATTGTAGCTAACGGTTTGTATAAAAATTGAAGCGTGTAAATATGCTCCACGCACGAATAAGGGTAGCATATACCAAACAGACAAAAGCCTTAGAAATAAGCACCTGAATAGCTTTTGTTTTTATAATTTGTTAGGGTGCTTTTTTAGATATGGACAACCCAATAAAAGATAACAGAATTGTAAAAGACAAGACCTTCGCTTTAAGACTTTTAAGGTTTGCTTTAGGAACTGATTGTAGTGATGCTTGTAGTGAAGATGAAAAAGAATCTATGATAAGCTATTCTACAAGTCTATTAAAATACCAAATCGAAACTGTTACTGACCAATATGAAAAAGACTATTTACAAAGATGTAATGCAAGAGCAAGACTTAAAGTAGGCTTAAAGTTTTTAGGTAAGGCTTAAATGCACGCTAACGGTTTGTATAAGATTAGTACGGGAATAGAATGCGAAAACCATCCGTACTGCTTTAACTTAATTAAATGGTAATTCGCTGAAATTAGGCATTTAACCCGTATTAATTTTATACGTTGTTATAGCCAGTTATTTTAAATAAATAAAAATGAATATAGAAGAAATGACAGAAGAAGAAAAACGAGAAGTATTGTTTGATTGGATTAGAAACCTTGATGAATTTGCACTTGACGACTTAATAAAAGAGTATATAAATGGCGAATAGTTTAATTGGCTATAACGACCGAGTAAAATTACGTTTTAATGAATTTTATTTGGAGTTATGATATATTTAATGTAAATTAGGGTTATTGGTAGTAGAGTCGAGGTAAGCGAGCCTCAGTGTACACGGGCAAACAAGGAATACGTCTTTAAGAAGTAAGAATTCGTTTCTGCTTCACCCTCTACTACTTTTAAAAACTAAAACAAAATGAAAACATTTAAAATTAAAAACAAAATTAAGTATTTTTTATACGTGACCTTAGCTACTGTATTATTTATGGCTTGTGATAGTTACCCTTCACACAAAGTCTGGGTGGGGAAGCAAAACCTTGTAGTTTACAAAGCTGAACGTATTACTGAGTCTAAATATGGGGCTTTTAAGTACGCAATAACTGACGCAACTGGAAGAGGTTGGGAATTAGTAACTTTTGAAGAGTACCAAGTTGGAGACACACTTAAAATTAATAAATAGTATGAAACAAACAGAAGAAATATCAGAACTAGGATTAGCTTTGTTAAAATTTAGCGAGGAAGTAGAGCCTATAGTAAAGGAATCTAAAAATCCTTTTTTTAAGACAAAATACGCTAAACTAGAGTTTATACAGAAAGCTATAAAACCTCATCTAGTTAAGAATGGATTGATAGTTATACAAGCTCCAGCAGGTGAGAATGGACTAACAACTAGAATACTTCACGCTAAATCCTCTCAATGGGTTGAGGAATCATTTATAATGACTCCCTCAAAAAACGATCCTCAAGGTATAGGCTCATCTTTAACGTACCAAAAAAGATACGCACAGTGCGCCTTTTTAAACTTAATTGTTGAAGGAGAGGATGACGATGGGAATCAATCAGCAGGTAACACGGGAAAGAAACCTCAACTAAAGCAAGGAACTCCTGAATGGAAGAAAGTAATAGCTTTCTTAGCTAAAGGTAAATCTATAGAGGAAGCTAAGAAATCCTTCACTATTTTAGCTAAAGATGAAGAAAATTTAATGAAAGAAGTTAAAGCTTTAAATACATAAAAAGTATTTAGCCATTACTTCAATCCTACTACGGAGATAACGGGGCATCTTTATAGTAGGTTTAGACAAATGTCCTACAAATTAATAATTAAAAACACATTTAAATTATGGGTTACGGTTCAAGAATGGGGGAAAACGGTAGTGCGATTACCGAAGGATATTCCTCAATCCCAGTAATGACGGGAGAAAGAGTAGAAGGCTGCGTATTAGTTAGCTTTGGAATGGCAGTGAATAAGGAAGGAGTAGTGTCTGAAAATAGGGCTGAGATTGTTTTCAAGCAGCCTAATGGGGCTACTTTTAGACATTCGTACTTCGATTCAGATAATCCTTTTTTGCAAGACAAGGTGAATACTAGTGTACTCCACATCTGTACAAAGGTAGTTGATGAAGAGACTTATTATCAAGCAGTGGAAAATTCTTTAGGGTTTTCAGACTTTATAGATAATGTCTCTAAATTACTTTCTGACAATGAGGCTATTGGTAAAAAGTTTAACTTAAAAGTAGTTTTAAAATTAAACACTAAAGACGGTAAATACAGACCCTCTTTACCGTTCATCCCTGCATTTATAGAAAAAGGCGGTACTAGTGCTTCGGAATCTAGATTTAAAACAGATCCTAAGTATGATCTATACGAGGCTCCTGTAGACGAAGTTTCTGAGGAGGAGAAGGAAGCTATGGGCGCAGCAGGCTCTAGTTCGGCAGGCGACGATGATCTTTTGTTTTAAGAGTTGAATATTAATTAAAAATGTAGGGGGCTTTTAGCCCCTTACTACTTTAAATATATGAGTTACGGGAATAGAGTTGTAAGTAAAGAAAACATTTTAAGTAAAGTATCTGAGTATGATATTTTTAAAGCATATATATCTAACTTTAAAGAAATAGGTACTCTTTTTAGAAGTGAATTAAGAAAGGATAATAATCCCAGTTGTAAAATATATCTATCTGGTAAAAAACTTAACTACTTTGATTTTAGTACTGGGGATTCTTTAAATTGCTTCAACTATATAATGAAGAGATACGCAGTAGATTTTATAGGGGCTTTGTGTATGATTAATAGAGATTTTTGTCTAGGCTTTAACAATCTAAATAGCGGCTCTTTACCTACTGCTCCTAATATTAATCCAAAGACTTATAATCTAAAGGATGAGGACTTAGAAGAGTACAAAGTACCCGTAACTTTAAAAGTATATAGAAGGAAGTGGGAGAAGATAGATGGCACTTACTGGAAGGATAAATATGGTATAGGGGTTAAGATACTGAAAAAATTTAATATATTCCCCGTCAAAAGCCTAACTATGCATAGTAGAAAAGGCTTTAAGAATATAAACAGAGATAAGATTTGTTATGGGTATTATTTCGGCAAACTAAGTGACGGTAGAGATTCTTGGAAAATATACCAACCATTAGCTAAAAACAAAAAGCAAAAGTGGCTTAGTAACGTCACCTCAGAAACCTTACAGGGATTTGATCAATTACCTAGGTTGGGAGAAAGGCTTATAATCACAAAGTCTTTGAAAGATGTAATGGTTCTCCATAAACTAGGAATACCCGCTATTGCTCCTCACGGGGAGGCTATGAGAATACCGCAAGAAGTTATTCAAGGACTTAGAAATCGATTCTCTCAAATAGTATTTCTATACGATAACGATGAAGCGGGAGAGAAGGCAGCTAAGAAGTTAGAGAGTATACACCATATAAAGGCTATTTTTTTACCTAAAGACACTGAGAAAGATCCTTCAGACTTTGTAGAAAAGTTTGGGTACGATAAATTAAAAACATTTTTAAACAATATTAATTACAGTTATGAGCAAGAGTTGGAAAGTAGTAATCCCTGAGTGGCAAAATTATTACCAAAAATCAGGGAGAACCATGCCTAAGTATTGGTTATGGAGAGATCGTGAAAGATTGCCCAGTAAGCATCTTCTAAAGTTGGCCTCCCACCCAGTAAAGGTAGGTAAGAAAGAATATTGCTGCGATGGTAGTGGAGAAAGGTTTTTGAAAAACACTAAGTCTGTAGGTAAACCTAATTTATGGATACTAAACGGTCAAGACCTATACAACGGTAATCTAGACTGGAGAATGAGAAAAAAAGTGGCAGGATTTTTTCATGAATACTTCTCTAAATATATAAAAAAACAAATAAAACCTATAAAATTGTTGGAAAATGAATTATTATCCGTATCTTGTGATATATACGAGGTAAAAAGAAGAAATATGCCTGACGTAAGTAATATGTGGTTACTGGAAAAGTTTTTTGAAGATTCCCTACAAGATTGTGGGATAATAGCAGACGATGATCCAGACCACGTAATAGAAAGCGGTAGAAAACAATACCACTGGGTTTCAGATCCTAAAGATAGGAAACTCGTTTTTACAATTAAAATATTATGATATGATAGGACAAGTTTTTGCAATAGGAATTGGGATTTTGTTAAATAACGTGACAATAGACCCAGAGGCTATACGAGAAGAGATTCTTTACAATAACGTAATAAAACACCTAAAGAAGCATGAAGGTTTTAGAGATGAGATTTACTTGGATAATGACGGTTCCCCTACAATAGGGTACGGTCACCATATACTTGAGGGGGAAACTTTTTCTACTCCTATAACGGAGTATCACGCTACAGCCCTTTTAAAGAAGGATTTAGACAAAAGAGTCTTAGAAATAGAGAAGGCTACGGATTTAACAGGAAATAAATCTTTAGCACTAGGGTTGTTGGCGTATAATATGGGGGTGGGTAAAGTTAAGCACTACATTGATAAGTACAATCTTCTTTGCGGGGATAATATCAATAAAATACTTAACTACTGCCACTATAAGGTTAATAGAGGAGGTAAGCAAATAGTCTTAAAATCTAAATCTTTGGAGAAAAGAAGGCAATTCGAATTAGCAGTGTATAACTATAAATCTTAACAAAATGGGAACTAAAAGAAAAGTAATAATAGACGCAGACTCATTATGTTATATGAGTTCTAAAGGAAACGTGTATGATAGTATTGAAGTTATAGACTCTAGAATACAGGAAATTATAGAAGTAACTGAGGCAACTGATTATACTCTAGTTTTATCTGAGGGAAAGTATTTTAGGCACGAAGTTAATCCTGATTATAAAGGGAATAGGAAAGGTAGGGGTATACCCACTTATACGAAAACCTTAAAGGAATACATAAAAGCAGATTGGGGGGCATTGTCCTATAAAGAGGTTGAAGCAGACGATATTGCTTCCTACTATAAATTCAACGATACAGATAACGAAATGGTCATAGCCACTGCGGATAAAGATGTGTTAAAACAGATCCCAGGTAGCCACTATAATTATGGTAAAGGTGAGTGGGTTGAGACAGATCTTAACGAGGCTTTCATGTTTTTATGGTTACAAACATTAACTGGAGATCATGGAGATAATATTAAAGGTATTAAGGGAGTGGGGCCTAAAAAGGCTAGGGATATGATTAACGATTTTCAAAACTCGGAGGATCTATCCATTAAGGACTTAGCGGGGAGTATTCTTAAGATTTACCTACACCATTTCCCAGAGCCAGGACAGAGTATATATGAGTTTCAGAAAAACTTTAGGCAGGTATATCTACTTAGAACGGACGAAGACTTTATGCAGGAAGTTGGGTATATTCCTAAAGTAGAGTTTAAGTCTACAGGGGTTTCAGTAACTACCAAGGAGGTTGAGCTATGATAAGGAATAAAACTATTAAGGTAGGAGGTAAGAGTATTGTGTTGGAGGCTCATAATGCTAGAACACTAAGAGTCTGTCCTATAGATAAAAATTTTGAGAAACTAAATTCTGAAGGAGATATTGTAGGGTTAAGTATGTATGGCCAATTTAGCGTAGAGTTGGAGGGATTAGTGGAATTAGGGGAGGATTACAGAGTGATGAACATTACTAAGATAACCACAGCTACTCCAGACGGAGGGCCTGGATACTATTTAAAAACCCACGTATTATCTAAGTCTTCTACTTTCATAATGCCCCTACTAGGTAGAGATCGTCATTATTTTAAATGGAAGTCTTTCTTTTGTAACTGCTTTATAGGGACAGAGTCTAATGTAAAGGAGGATTATGGAAAAAACATATTCTTATTGTATAGACATAGCCCCTCAACTAAATACTCTGAGCTTAGATCTAGTTTACAATTTCATTCTTGGTATAAAGAAGCCCATAAAGTGGATGATTACCATATATTATATGAGTTTACAGTGCCTAAAGGTGCTAGAGAGGACTTTGACTTGTTAGTGAGAGGGAAATATTCTAAGATTACCTCAGAGACTAGATATCAAATACTAAAATTTCACGGGTTAGGAGCAGGGTCTTGGCTTCACAATGTACTAACTAGATCAGATGGTAGAAAAGCTAGGCTAGAAAAAGACCTAGATATTAAAATAGCTAGGGATAGTGAACTATATGATCCCTTTATCGTTAAACAGGAAATTTATTTAAATGGATATAAAATCAATAAAAATGGAACAAAAAAGTAAAATTAAGGTAAGTAGATTACCAGATGGACAGTATGAATGGGCTATGCCTACACACGGTAGGTTTACAGTAACAACAAAAGCTTCTATGGAGGGCTTTATGCGGAGACATAAGTTGGAGTTTTATTTATCGGAAGGAGGTTGTGGTGAAGAAGAGGCTTAAAATCACGGAGGAGATAGACGCTGTATCGCCAGAACATATTTTTGGAGGAGGTATAGAAGAGGCTATAATAAAATTACAAAGACTTTATAAGCTTTATAGTGAGGATGGTTGGGAAGATATACAAGTTTCATCACACCAAAGATGGGGATTACTCCTTACTGTACTGAGAGGAACTAGGGAAGAGTACGACTGGGAGTACGAGACTAGATTAGAGGAAGAGAAGTATAAGAAAACAGCTGATGGAAAGAAAGAGGAAGAGGAGTATAAAAAATACTTAAAACTAAAAGAAAAATTTGAATCTAAAGCAAAAGAAAATGGAAAAATTTAGGCACAAGTTAAGGTTAATCATGAATAATGAGAAATTTACTGATAATGAAAAATTTGAAGCTATTGGTGAATTGCATAAAAGTTGCGGACCTTTTTTTAATAGAAAATTTATAACAGAGAACGAGCTAATGATATGCGAAATACTTCATGAAGCTAGGGAATGGAATCACGAATGGAGTAGTTACGGGTCATTAGAAAACGTTAAAAAACCTATGGGTATAGAGGATTTCTCTGCTAAACTAGCCAAGAAGTACGAGGTAAAACTTAAACAAAACTAAAAACAAAATGGAAGAAATTAAAAAATGGTTAGAAAAAGAGGGGTTAGAGGATAATGCCCTTAGCTTAGATAAAAACCATAAGGTGGATTTATACTTAAGTGACGTTTTAGATACGTTTTATAACCACTTAAAAAACAAAGCGCGGGTGGATATTACAGTTATTCTATACAGTGAATTAACGAAAATAGCTAAAAACAATAAAGACAAGAGTACAGTAGAAATACCTGAGTTCCAAAAAATTATAGCAGCTATAGATGTTATGGAGAAGTATTGCTAAAACAAAAACTAAAAATAAAGTATGCACGTAACTAAACGAAATGGGAAAAAAGAAGCTGTAAGATTTGATAAGATTACAGCTCGAATTAAAAAACTTTGCTATGGACTCAATGAAAAGGTATCCCCTGAGAAAGTAGCTAAAAAAGTTGTGGAAGGGATCTATGACGGAGTAACTACAACGGAGTTGGATAATTTAGCTGCGGAGGTATCGGCTACAAATACTATTCAACATCCTGATTACGCACTACTAGCTTCCAGAATAGCAGTGTCAAATCTACATAAAAACACTAAAAAGTCTTTCAGCAGTACTATGAAAGGCTTTTATAATTATGTAGACCCTAAAACAGGGGAAAAAGCTCCTCTACTATCTGAGGAAGTTTATAAGATAATCAAAGAAAATTCAGAGGTGTTAGATTCTGCTATTATTTATGACAGAGATTTTAATTACGATTTCTTTGGCTTTAAAACATTAGAGAGGTCATATTTAACTAAGCTTAAGGGAGAGATAGCGGAACGACCGCAGCACATGATTATGAGAGTAGCTGTAGGGATTCATCAAAACGATATTGATTCAGCAATTGAGACTTATAATTTAATGTCTGAGGGTTGGTTTACTCATGCTACACCAACTTTATTTAACTCAGGAACTCCAAAACCTCAAATGTCCTCTTGTTTTTTATTGACTATGAAGGAGGATAGTATTGATGGAATCTATGACACGTTAAAACAATGCGCCCAAATATCGCAATCAGCGGGAGGTATCGGGCTATCTATCCATGACATTAGAGCTAAAGGATCTTATATTAAAGGAACTAACGGAACTTCTAATGGCATTGTACCTATGTTAAAGAATTTTAATGAGACTGCTAGATATGTAGACCAGGGAGGAGGTCGTAGGAAAGGTTCTTTTGCCATTTATCTAGAACCTTGGCATGCTGACATATTTGATTTCCTAGATTTAAAGAAGAATCACGGTAAGGAGGAAATGAGAGCTAGGGATTTATTCTATGCTTTATGGATTCCAGATTTATTCATGAAACGTGTTGAAGAAAACGGAAACTGGACATTAATGTGTCCAAACGAATGCCCTGGT